TTATCAACATACAATAGTTGGTGCTGGTGCTAATAATTACACAACGTTGGGAATCCAACGTAAACCGTGCCTAAATGGAGCTTTTGATTTCTCTGACCCCGTGATTACCGGGCTTAATATCACCGATGGATATTCAATCGAAAAAGTCAAAACCGGTGCAGCTCCAACTAACATGCCATTTACCGGAGTTAAAGAAACTAAAGACGGTAAAAAGCGTATCAAAGCACAATATTTTCGGGGCAAAATTCATGGATCCATGACAATCTTCGATGGATTGGATATACTCGAAGAAAGAACATATAACAATGGAGTTTTGATTCAACAAATTTTTTACACTGAACATAATAGAGAAGACGTTATCGGAAGATTCGTATGGATCTATTCATACCCAAATCCCAGTACATCTTGTTTTTCTTCTTCGGGTTCTAATGCTCCGTGTAAGGAATCAACAAGTTCTGGACCTAATATTGCTGGAGTATCAAGTAGTCAAAATGATGGATATTCATTAACTTTACAAACCGAAGATTACAAGGTTTTGATGGTTCGTAATCCATTCGAGACGATATATTACTTTAATGGCGGTATGATTGCTCAATGTGCTAATAAAAATGGTCTTATTTTAGGTACTATCAAGTGTTATGATAAAAATGGTGTGTTATCAACGATAACACCCGAGAATAAAGCCGTGTATTCATGGAATGAAATTAAGGATCTATATGATAAAGATTTTTTTAAGGTCGAGGAATTGCAGGGATTATATTAATATTACTTGGAGGCGCATTAGAACCGTTTTGATTACCGTTTTGATTACTGTTAGGGCCGTTAGGGGTGTTACCATTATGTCCATTTATAACATCAGACCCATTTGAAGAACTGGAATAAACAGAAACTATTATCACAACGATTAATGCTACAACTAACACTCCGGCAATACCATACACTACTTTATTTGATGGTTCCTCTTGTGTTTTGAATTTTTGATTCAAAAGACTTAATGCTGATTCACTCATTTAATATCAAACATGAAATCTTTATGCTAATTCGCATTGTACGGAAATCTCTTTAACCGAAATTCCTTGAGGTATCTTGGGATCAATAATGAAAATTGTTTGGCGGTCTGCACATAATTTACACGAATTATGTGTCGATATACTTTTAATAGTGTGAGGTAATTTGTAATATATTCCACGAGATACTAATGGCCATTCATAGCAATTATTATACGTTATCTTTAAGTTATATATTACATGTTTGCTATGAGGATCGCGACAATCTTTTGATATATTAGTATCAATGATGTATTTGAAGTTACAATTTGGATGATCACTTCCTAATTTACAGTAATTTTTGGCTTCGTCAGTCAATTTATTTACTTCTGATGTTGATTCTTTCTTTAAAGTACCTTCGGAAGGTTCTGCTAATTTATCAGAGTCTTTGATTTTATCGGAGGTAAAATGGTTAGTCCTCTTGTGATATCTACGTAAGAACGTTTTCAATTCTTTCAATGTTCGTACACTTTTCGTGTGCATCGACATTTTGTCTTTAAGAATAAAAATAAGTGTTATTAAAGCTATCTCCAATTTTATTACCGAAAAGTTTGGATGTTAAAATTAAGTGTCAATAAGAATCGTAAAATTGGTGAAGGTTCCTATGGTAGTGTGTATGAGTGTACCGATGAAAAGGGTAAGAAGTATGCATTAAAATATATTCTAACCGGAAGAGATGGTATACCTAATATCCTCGAGCCAACAATACTCTCGAGTATAAGATATCCATATTTAATCAATACTTCATATATCGATTCGGTTCCGGGCAAACTCTTTATCGTGACAGAACTTGCAACATCAGATTTAGCCCGAAAAACGCGACTCAATCGTGGTAATCAACCGTTAGCAATTGAAAAACTCAAGCAGTGGTGCTTTTCGTTAGCTTTAGCTGTTAACTGCTTACATACCAATAAAATTATTCATTGCGATATTAAAGCAACAAATTGTCTATTATTTCACGAACAAAAAGGTGAAAGAGTAAGATTAGCTGACTTTGGTTTAGCAATTTACGATTTTGGACGTAAATTCAATCATGTTACATGTACTAGTAGTCATAGAGCACCAGAAGTATTTACCAAAAGCGGTTGGAGTTATCCTATTGATATTTGGGCATTAGGATGCACATTTTATGAATTGGCATATGGAGAATTATTAATTCCACAACAAGAACCGAAAAAGGAGCGAAATAATAAATTGATTCAATGCTTAATTGAATTTGGCCTCAATCATCCATTAGGAGCTCAAACATTCTTTACTTCAGAAGAACTAAAAACTTTAGATTACACGGCTATTGAGTGTTGTCCGGTAAAATATCAAAGTATATCAAAACACGAACGATACACGGCATTTAATGATTTAATCTTTCACATGTTATTACCTGCAGATAAACGGTACACAATTCATCAAGTACTCAAACATCCATTCTTTAAAGGTTTAACTGATAATTCATTATGCACACTAATTAGTAGTCGTGTTACAATTGTTGATTCTCTAAAATATGATAAAAAAGTTGTGATGGATGAAATACATAAGTATACTAATGACACTTTATTAATAGACCATATTCTGGGATTATATTCTCGAACAGTTAATCTTACCAAGATTGAACGCCAACTTAAGATAGCTGCTTTGGTATTAATAGCCGATAAATTAGTTAACCCAATACAAGGTCTGAATATTAGTTTTGAACCGAATAAATTGTTCGAAGCAGAAAGAGAGATTTGCAGCTTTCTCAATTATAGACTCCATAATATGACATAATAATATTTACCATAGTAAATATTATTTATTTTTGTCATCTTCGATCGCTTTAATTCTAGCTATCAATGAATCTCTAAGAAATATGTCTTTGTCGTCGCTGGAATCCCAATCAAAGTTGCGATGATTATATAACCAATCAAGGATATTACTCCAAATGTTTCTCTTTAATTGATGAAAGGTATTCTCTAGCAAAAGCTCGGAATCCTGCGACCTTAACAGAATCATCAATCATTGTAAAAGACTAAAGTAACTTAATACAATGGATATAATTATGAAATTCCATCGGCGGATTGATCCCATATAATACAAAATCATCATTAACATTCTTTAGGTCTTCAAGAAATAAGAGCCGAAAATCGGTCTTCGGCTTTAAGTATAATATAGGTATCAAGTGGTTCCGGAGCATCTTTATAATTAGGCAATGCCATTTTAACTATTACCTCTTTGATAACATTGGTAGTCTTAGAATCCTTAGCGTCAGTAGATTTAATACTCTTGAGGTCGACCTTGCTGTCGGTGTTTTTCGCCATCTTCCGATGAACTTTAGAATCCGAATCTGAAGATGGAAAACAATTTTAATAAATATCATCTTATAGTGATATTTACTGGGGTCCGCTGATATAAGTTAAAACGAATCCTAAATCCAGTATTTGACCTGGTGCAAATACCCCACCAGGAAATGAGATAGCAAAAACAATATATCCGGGTTTAGTCGAATCAATATCGGCTATCACTGATGCTGTTCCAATAGGAATCTGTTGACTGCCTTGAGGTTTAAGTGCTATGGTACCGCTAACACTACCAGATAATGATACCGGGTTCATCCCTGGAACCGGAATCGCCAAAGGAAACGATTGATAACCAGTTCCTCCAGTTGCCGGAATAGCAGTAGCCTGTGAAACAGTGATATTGCCGGATAATATTGTCATCAGAGAAACTTTCATGAAGTGATGTTGCCATGCCTGAATAGTAAATTCCGGAGGATATCCTTTATAACGTGTGGTATCAGGTATATAAAACCCTGATACTACACATGTACTTTGCATAACTTGATCTGCTGATGAAGCGGTATCTCCGGCAAAACTAGCAAATTTAACATTCTGATTGACTTTGAATTGTGTAGGAACTAAAGTCGCAATATTATCTTCACCATTAGGTCCTTGTACTTTACAGCAACCAGTTTGCTGTTGTTGTACAGCAACAGTACTAGGTATAGCTGATATTCTATTACTCTGCGCGCCGGGTTGCATTTGTTGAACTTGAGTGAAACTTGATAATGTACATCCAGGTGGAGTATATACACCAGCTTGTTGTGTCATATTCTGAATCGGAGCTACAACCGGCATTACCGGTGCAGCTGTAGCTGTCTGTCTTTGATATTGAACTGTAGGCATATATGCAGGTTGTACAACCTGCATTTTACTGCCGCAAGTTCCTGTCGCGCATGCCATTTTAGAATACCGAAGGAAATAACTTTCTTATTTTTATCTCCAATTTTTATATTTCTGCGGTTATTTTTCAAAGATATAAAATTTACAAAAAGAAAATAAAAGGTATTAAAAGATGAGTTTTTTACCGTCTTCAGTTTCACCAAGTATATCGTCAATGTCTAATCCTATAGGTTCTATTAATGCGGTAGACGATATCTTAAATAGGTATACTTCTTCGTCCAAAAGTTTAGATAATCTATTAGCGCAATTGAATTTTAATAAGATGGGACAGCAGGTTCAAGGACAAGGACTTATTCAGCCGCAAGGTATAATTCCTATGCAATACCAACCAATTGTAAATCCTGTTCCACAAGTACAAGTGATTAATGCTCAACCACAGCAAAACGATCTAATGGTATTCAGAGGATCGGCGGCATTAGAGCCATCCCAACCGGCTATTAAAGTATCAAGTCCGGAAGATGCTAAAATAATAGCTGAAGTATGTCAGAAATATCTTGATGCTAAAGTTCAATGCAATTATGGCTTACTCGAACAATCTTTGGTTAAATGGAAAAACACCAAAACTCCAAAAGAATACCAAGGATTGATGATCGAGTATCTATCTGATAAAGCGTATTTGCCGACACAACGTGGTCTGTTTAGTGAAGTTTACCGAATGGATTCGTTATTAACCGAGCGTCTAAAAATTATAACCGCGAATGGTATTATTCCTTCCGATTTTGGTAATATTATTATTCCTGGTGGTCGAATGCGTTTACGTGGAGTAACTGCTGCTGATAAAGCTAATCAATTATTAGGCCTCATTAACAATATTGACGGATTATATGCAACGATAGAAAAGATTTCTCCGAATATGATTGTCAGTGGAATCAACGATGTTGACACTATCTTCCGAGACAAATATCTTATTATTAACATAACAGACACCTTAAGTTCTCGAAGAATTCTCTTCGATGCAATTATAAAAGTTATTGCATAATAAATCATAAATATTTATGATTTGTAAATAAAACATTCAAGGATACTTAAAGATGGCTTATTTTTATCGCGACGTTGGTGCAGCTCCTGCAGTTGATACTGTGCCGGTAAAAGTAGATCAAAAACTTAGTGAAATGGCTACTTCAGTTCCTGTTGTAACTTCTTCAGTTCCTGTTTTAACTTCTTCAGTTCCTGCTGGTCCTTCGGTAACTACTTCAGTTCCTGTTTTAACTTCTTCAGTTCCTGTTGTAACTTCTTCAGTTCCTGCTGGTCCTTCGGTAACTACTTCAGTTCCTGTTGTAACTTCTTCAGTTCCTGTTGTAACTTCTTCAGTTCCTGCTGGTCCTTCGGTAACTACTTCCGTTTCTAATAAAGATCCGCAACAAGACCTATTCAAAACTAAAGTGGTAGTAATAGATGGTAAAAAGTATGATGCTAAGGCTGTTGGAGATCCGCAGTTAGGACATTTATACCTGACTCCAATCAAAGAAACAAAAGATCATAAAGGATGGTTTGTAGGTCAAGATGTGCACGCGTGGACTAAGCAAATTAAGCAAGAGACACCTGTGTTAATGATCAGTAATGATCCAGTTGATGCTAAGGTTTTCGAAGACTGTTTATCTGAAATTAATAAAAGATATGTTGTCTCAATTAAACATAAGATATCCACCATTAAGCAGCTGTTGAACAACATTCCACAAAATCCTACGACACCAAACATGATATCAGCGAACTCAAACCACTTAGAAACAAAAGATCCGATGGTTACACTACAAAATACATATAACAATGAAATAAAGGAGTTGTATAAATTATGTGGCGAATCTTCAAAAAATACTATTAAATCGCTATTAGGGTACAGTCAACCTACCACTATTACTTCCAACAAAGATTCAATCTTCAAAATCCTTGATACTTTGGATAATCAGTTTGCCAATGGAGTTACTACCGCTCTTAATAACATACGTTCTCATTTCCGTGATGGTAGAATTCAAGATCCAGATTTACCAAATATCAATGTGTGTCACGCATTAATCAGGTTGGTAAATTCTGAGACAAATTTACTTCAAGAAACCTTAATCGAAATTGGAGGTACGTGTGTACAAGGAATAACACATCGTTTAATTCAGATCTATGAGTTATGTTTTGGATAAAAATATTTTAAGGTGTGTACAAAAGTAGTCGAAACATGGCGACGCCAAATATGGGGACTTTAAAGCCTCTACCATCGAAGAATCCCAAAAATAAGAGGAAGCCCTTGGTTTTGTCGGCCACCGCAGCAGATCAACCGCAACAGATATTCGATGGATTAAGCACAGTCTTACAGGAATTGTCGGATCCGAAAACGCACACAATAGAAACATTCGATTATATCATGCAATCATTCAAAGCAAATAAGCGATATACCCAAATATCTCCATTAGAAATATTGAGTATCACAGTTCAACGACAGAACGGTATGTTCTTCACCGGGTTTGAATATCAATACAAGGATATTAAAACAGAAGACCTTCTGATGAAGACTCGAATTCAACTCAATCGATTCATTACTACTGTTTGCCATTTTACAGCTTTTAATCATGTTATATTCGAACTTCCGACACCACCAATTATTCGAGATGATATCGGTAGCGGATGTTACATGGAAGATATTAATCATATACAATGTATTGCAAAATATGTCAGACAAGACTCACATGCGTATCGCGAAGGGCATGCATTATCTTACGACGCTACTAATAGTAAGTATAAAGTACAGCTTTATAACAAAGGTAATCTTGTTAATGAAATATGCTATGATTCGAAGTGTGAAAAATTATACGAAGTGAAGTACAAAACTTTTACTAATGGTACAACATATGTTGCGAGGTACACGGATAATAAATCGGGGGATGTTAATCATCTTCGTGGTCCGCATTTGCATGGAAGATCCGGCAACGACAAGAACTTCGTTGATTTCTCTAACAGTGTTCCTCGTAAATTAAGATTTCAAGGTGTTCATGCCACATTTAACAACTCAAATAAGATAACAACTATTGCTTGTGATACTTCACTGCGGTCACGGCAAAACTCAATCGAAACAAATATGATACCACAGTTTAGAAGAATAATATACGGCTATCGAAATGATGAAGATACAAAGAATGAAATCAGAGAAATGTTATCGCTCGGATTTATTGGAGCAGGAGCGCGTTTATCCGAAGAGGAACGCAAGTTGATTCCTAATATTCCGTTACTGATAGTTAATGGAACTAATGCCAATTTTAAGCTGCGAACTATCACTGGAAGATTTACTATCTTCGATCCAGAGAATAAAGTGCTATGTGAGGGTGATACTAATCGTGAGTCACAATTTGATGGAGTAATTGTTTATTATAGAGGCGCCTCAGAGCAACAAGGACTTAAGTTTAATGGGAGCAAGTATGCTATATTAACATACTACAATAACGGAGTTATGATTGACAATCCGCCTTACACACCACAAATTCAACAACGAATTAAGAACCATAATGATTTATATTTACCATTTGATTTACATTCGCAACAAGTCGTCCAATTGTTGTTGAACAAAGTTGTAATTAGACCACTTGTACAAATAGTCGCGGATTATCTTGATGAATTAGTTAATGTCAAGAATAATGTTGCTAGCGCATTACAATATTAAATATCCTTCGATGATGAAGGATATTTTATCACCGAAGATTTCGTAACATATCTACAGTAGTAAAGTTTATTGAATATTATTTTAAGTTTTTTTACCCCTTCAAGGTTTTGTATAAAGAAAAAAGAGTATACAAAATATTTATATAAAAACCCTGGAGGGATAAAAAAATGTAAATGTATTGAATGAATGAAAATAGATAATAAAATAGATAATAAAAATAATAACTCATTTGAGTTATTACTTACACGTTATTGTCGTTTACAATAACAACACTTTAGTGCTTCTTGTGGTGACGTTTCTTACGCTGATCCTTGCAGTGAGAGTCGAAGGTCAGACTGGCCTTCACACACTCAACCTTAGGTTTGCGCTGCTTGGCCTTGATGCGGAGTTTCTTGATACGAGGCTTCCAGTGAGCCTTTTTGACGTTAACACGGGCGTGTTTCAGGCGTTTAAGGTGGTAGTCGTGACTGCTGTAGCTGGAGCACGAGGTCTTAGAAGAGCTGGAGCTCGAGGAGCAACTTGAGGAACTAGAACTAGAACTCGAGGAGCAACTAGACGAACTCGAAGAAGAACTCGAGGAGCAACTAGACGAACTCGAAGAGCTCGAAGAGCTGGAGGAGGAACTGCGACACTTGCTTTTACCGCACATCTTTTGTTAATGAAATGTTGAAATTTTTTGCGTTTTTTCTATCTTTGCTTTAAACTCTCAAAACTTTGCAAAGTTTTGATTTTTTCGATTTATTTTATCGTACATTACCTTTCTTATTAGGGAACTTGTACAATTTCTTCATCATTGATCACTATTTCCACTAAAATCCTATAAAATATGTAAGTTTAGGTATTTCGAACCATGTTACATCATGTTTATCGTCCCATTCTGATACAATTAAAACATTTTTCATTCTGGAACTCTATGGATGAAAAATGTATAAGCTTTAAGTAATTATTGCAAGTTTCTATTATAGCGCGAGATAATGCGGCTTACATATACTCATTGTAAAATGACATCGGAGATATTTATAGACTACAAAATATACAATCTATTCTAGATATTAATATCCTCCATATATCATTCGGTGTAAGTTTATTCATCACATTTTAACGTATTGATGTTTGATACATTTTATTTTCGATACATTTTATTTTCGATACATTTTATTTTCGATACATTTTATTTTCGATACATTTTATTTTCGATACATTTTATTTTCGATACATTTTATTTTCGATACATATTTTGATCGTTATTCTTAGTTAACGAAAGATTGCTGATCATTATTGTTGTTAACTAATGTATACTAAGGGACCATCTCCAATAAACTAAAAAAGATTTATATTTTCTATTTTTTGTTAAAATGTCTTCGGTAAAAGAGAGTGACATTAAGGTTTTAGTCCCTAATATAGGGAAAGTAAAAAAGAATAATAAATCCGTCATATCTATTTTAAATGTTAATGTAAATACTTCATGGGATATGCCTGAATTGGATCGATCATTAGATAAAAAGACCTATATAGATTATGTGAGTAGATTAGATCCAAAGTATGCAAATATTATTAAACAGTTGCTCGATACAACTCTGTATGTGAATTTCAAAGATTTTAAGAGTAATTTGATTAAAAGTTTTATGCTCTTTGCTAATGCCATCGGATCAAAGCCTGTGTATCTATTTTGGGAAACTGCTAAATTTGGCTCAGGTAATTGGTTAATACAATTACTATGGCCTTTGATTAGACAACTTAACATAAATATTAAAGGTATAATTACCCAGAATGATGACAAGATTCCAGAAACTAAGCTTGATATATTGATAATTGATGATGCTATATATTCAGGGAATCATATATCTTCTTTAATTGATGAGTGGTCTTATAATATCACTAATAAACAGAAGAAGAATCGTCGGGTAAAACAAAAAGAATATCTCAGAGATTACACAATTAAGGTTCATATAGTTGTGCCATATATTAATGCTGTTGGTGTTCAGAGTATAACAAATAATATGCAAGACATTAGTGATACATTAGATATCACAATTTACTCAAGTGTGGAATTTAAGCCGTATATTCTTCCTATGGATATCGCGGATATATTTGATGTACAATTCCCTGGTATAGTCTCAAATATATATTTTGATCACAAGGTGGCTAACAATTTCGACTCTTTTCCCCAGATATATTTAGAGGGCTTCATCCCAAATAGTAAAACTAAGTTTGGACCGCTTATGAAGAACTTACCATCCCGTACTATGATAGAAAAACTGGAATTAAGATTTAAATAATAGCCACATTCAATATCTTTGATTCAAAGGATCAAAGATACATAGATATATACAGAGTATTATCCCTGGTTTAATCCGTTACACGCTACCAATGACTTACGATTAGCACCCAAAAAGGATTCGAAAACAGAATGAATATCAGCATTACGTAATACTCCTTTTAATTTACCATTGAGTTGATCGAAGTTATTACGTACATAATTTTCAACAGTTACACGATAAAAGGTACCAAGTAAATATAATAAAGCAAAACCACCAACAATTAATAATAACGCTGTCAACCAATCAATTAATCGAGTTAACGCCAGCAGTACAATAATAAAGATAAAGATGAAAAATATAGCCAGAAATATTAGCCCAGCAGTTAGATCAACAAAACCAGTTAACGACGAAACCAGCGTTTCCCCCGTTGCATTAAGTGATGCTGGAACAGTTGATCGCAGGAATTGTGTTGTCGGTTCAACTATGCCACCCAATGTAATTGGACAATTAGCATATTGTGCGACTTGTTGTGCTAAACCGGCTCCAATATACTGTGATCCTAAAATAGTATTTAATTGTTTATGTGTAGTAGTCATCTTTATCGTAATTTGTAAAATATTTACTTGAATATTTTACTGACAAGTTTGTAGAATTTGTCAGTAAAATATTCAAGTAAATAATCCAAAAAGCTTTAATGATAATATGTTTTTAGAAAACATATTTAATTCAAGGAAATGATAAAACAGATTATCATTAAAGCTTTTATTTCTTGATTTTCCTTCCAAAGATTTCGATGTTATCTTTGGAAAATTTGTTTCGGAAACGTTCAAAAGTAATACATTTCAATCCAATAGTTTCTAGCGGTCAACATGGTAAAGACATATATGTAATTATAATATACCTCAACCATAAATTAAGGATTATTTGTCATTTTTGAACTTTTGAAAAAGGTTAATCTTTGACCAAGGAAAAAAGATATTTAATTCAATCCTTATAGTATACATTACTTTTTTATACAAGTATAATAAGCTTGTATAAAAAAGTAACATATATACGATATTTATAACTAACCAAAGTCTCCGAAATATTATAAATATCGTAAACCATATTATTAAAATTATTTATATTATCATGTGACAGTAATATAATAAATTACAAGAAAAGTATACCATCGTGTTAAAGTTATTTTCACTTAACTTTCAGATTATTCGATCAACAACAAACGAATGACATCATAGTCAGCCAGGAGATTGGCAGTAGCACGAATCACATCATTATGTGAATATTCCTTCTTGCACCATTTCATAATCTCCTTCTCTTGGAATTTAGAACGACCAAATAAATATGATAAGATCATCACCATCACAGCAGTGTGTAACTTGTGATGACCTTTAGTCGATTCATTATTGTAGATATACATCAATAGCGCCTTCAAACCGCGTGCACCACGTTTAACCTCATACTGACGACATAACGGCCGCATCCATCGCTCAATCTTTTCACAAACTTTACCCGGTAATTCGTGTTTGTAATTAGGTGCTTTCTCAATTGGAGTAGCGAATTCTTCATTATAAATTCGTTTTAATAGTTGCTCTGCACTTGGACGCTTCTTATAGTCATCACTCGACAATTCCTTGATACACTCCATGATTACTTTATCTTTCACCGATTTTTCCGCGGATTTACACAATTCTTCATGACTTAACTTTTCATAGACTTTAACATCGCCAAATAACTCAAGCATTAACACTGACATCGAATACATATCATGCGACCAATGTTGTCGCATCTCTGGATCGCGATATACAGCGGTGGTGCGTCTGACTTTTGAATACGGTGCCAACGAAACAAATCCCAAATCACCGATAAAGGCTGTCGGGCTTTCACCCTTATTAATTTTGATTAAGATATTACCGGGTTTAATATCACCGTGAACCATTCCACGTTTATGAATTTCACAAAGTCCACAGAGTATATCTTTTAACACCTTAAGTTTAGTTTTAGTTTTATGATGACCTTCCATATATTTACGAAGGTTCATGTCATATAAATCCATCTTCATTTCTAAAGTTTTATGATTAGCTTCTCGAACCTTGACGATATTGACGGCATTCCGGAGATAACTCCCTGCAGCGAACTCTTGTATTACGTGCTCGCCTTTCGCAAATTTCTTATAAGCAAAACCATCACGAGCTACCACTGCACCATAAGCTCCCTGACCTAATATTTCACTAGCCATTTATTTTATTTTGTTAATATTTTTCGGACATTTTTCTCATGAAAAATATTCTTACGCTTTGTTATCGCGAGTTTTGATACGGTCTTAAACCTTTACGATAAATACTTTTTGTGATGATCGGAACCGCATGCACCACCCTTAATATGACATTGGACACACGCAGTGCCGAATAATTTTAACGGATTAGAATAACTTTTAATCTGAGGTGCATTGACTTCAGTTTCGCTGGTTAAGGTGTTTCCGGATGATGTTCCACTCGAAGTTTGGGTTGCAGTTCCGGTTTTTACATCTTTGCTATCAATTGTTGCATTTGTGGTAGCAGTAGCCGTATTTGCAGAATCTTTTCGCACCATCCATCCGGTATGAGGCGTGTCTAATGACGGAGGATATGCACCAAGAGCTACATTTAGAGCCAGACATTGCTTAAAAGAATCGGAGGAAACCCGATATTGTATTTTAACCTTATCACCCGGAACCTTACGCCATGTAATTAACGCCGGACTAATCTGGTTTTGAATGTTACCAACCGGACACCCATCAATTTCGGTAATTAGAATGTTGTTATCCTGAGCGATTAACTGTGAGAAAGCTTGACCTAACGGAGTGGTCTGGTCAACTCCGACAACGATTATTCCTTGAACTTTATCATACTTAGTCTGACCATTCGGGAAGAATGCCGGCGAATAATTAGTCCACTGAATACCGAGGAAACCTTTAACATAGACATAATAATTACCGAAGGGGCTATTGACAAGCCGTAAATGCTGTTTATAGCATGAAAGTTTTTTGTTTTTGGTTAATGCCAGACCGGCTTCATGAAAGGCATCGAGAATAGGCTCCATTGCATACTCAGAAGTTCCACCGGTAATAATACCGGTAGTATTACCGAGATTATAATTAATAATAGCAATAACATTACCATAACAATCGATGATCGGTGCTCCATAATTTTTATTCAGTGCAGGTATTTGTACAGTTACTATCTCCAGCGGAGGAGTACCTTCAATTTTAGAAAACTGACGATTATTAATTACCACACCCTGACGAAAACTACTCGCCTCATCTCCGGTACCATTGACTATGCTGTATACTTCACGGCCAATACAATAATCACGACTACGACCAAAACGGAAGAAATTATGACCATCGAGTTTCGGTTTACCTTTGTTATTAGCTTCACTGATGTATATTAAACCAAGATTAGCCGCACCATCAATTGCGACTAACGAACCCTCGTATATAGTAGAAGTATTGCAACCATCAGTATTTACAACATAGACGAAAATTCTCTCAACACGCTGAAGACCGCGATTATCATATGTCAGTACGCCAGCAGTGGTCAGTATATAACGACAACCGATAAAGAAACCAGTTGCCACATCACTTTGAATAACCTTTCCTTCCTGAAAAGTGACAGTCTGTATGGATACCACAGCATCACGGAATTTATAATAGATTTCCGGCGCAGTTAAACGATGTTTATGTTTTTCGTCCAGATAACGTTTATATTCACGCGGGAAACATTCCCCAGAATCACTAGAACTGGAAGAACTAGAGGTCGAAGAGCTTGAGTCGCTAGATTTGCAAGTGCTAGAACTGGAAGAACTAGAGTCACAGGTACTAGAGCTGGAGCTTGTAGTACATCGACTCGAGTCCGACGAATCGGAGCACGAACTTGATGAATCTGTTGAACTGGAACAACTCGAAGAAGAGCTCATTTTAAAAGGTATAACCATATTTTTAGCATTTTTATCTTGTTAACAAAAATATCATTATAATGATATTTTTTAGAATCAGTAGCATGTTTAGAACGGCTGCTGGAAATTGGGATCCGGAAACTGACTGCTGGTGACGGAATAGAAGGGGTAATCATACACTGGCGGATATTCAACAGCTGTAGCAATTGTTTGGGCTTTAGTATTGAAGTCGTCACTGAATTTACGATATTCCAGCGTGACAACTTTACCAGCAGTGTATCGCCAAGTCAGAAGAGCAGGAGCAATTTGGTGATATTGATTACCGACCGCATATCCATCAAGATGTGTCAGAATATCTTGGGGTTTAATAATATTAAGAACTGGGCTATCGACTGTTCCGACAAGAGGAGGGGATCCAGTTGAACCAGTAGTACCAGCAGCGCCAGGAATAGTTACATACTTGGTGGTAGTATCACCGGCGACAGCAACAATTTGTACACCAACCAACTCTTTACAAGCCGGAGTGTTGGGTAAAGTTCCAGTCTTTTGATCAACTCGAAGAGATACCACACCAGTCACAGGGTCAATAGCACTATCATAGGTTCGGGGAGCAACGGTCTTCCAAGTTAACCCGAGGTAACTCTTGATATACGCATAATAAGAACCATTATTATCAGGAATTACACGCAGATGACATGAACTTGACTTATCCTTCGGACACATGAAAGCTTTAAGAGCGCGACGCATAAAGAATTCACTCGGTCCAGCAGTTACTCCGTGACTCTCGGTATTCAGGGTTTGCATACCTACCACTCGACCGAATTGGTCAATGAAAGGTAAACCAGTCTTACCAGCAAAGGTTTGGAAATCGGCGAACAAGAGTTCCTGTTCTGCAGCACCAGTGTAATAAAGAGCACGATTATTACTTAACACACCAGACAAGAATCCTTCCGAACCAGTTTGAGCACCCGATAAACCAGTGAAATCTCCGTAGCTGTAGATCTTCATTCCAGGAGTAAGCTGACGGCTTTCACCCCATTTAAATCGCGGATGCTCCTTACAAATTTTAGGATTATTAGCGTTATACTGAGATTTGTAATCAATCTCGAGATATGCTACGTCACCAGCACCATCAACACCGACCAATTTCGCCTCATAAACATAGCTGCGTTCACCATTGTTAACGTTGGAAACTCCAACCAGAATACGAGACACAGACGTCATAGCATTCTGAATCGTACCAGTCGGAGCCGGTTGATTGACACGAACATACGGATATCGGTTATTAGTTGCCAATAGCGTTTGAGGAATCAATACCAAGCTTGCCGGACAGACAATATAGTGATCACGAACGAAGAAACCATTACCAGTTTTGTATAAAGTAGTCGCTCCTGGGGTAGGGATAGCTGGGGCAGCAGTCGGAGTTAATACCGACTCACTATTAATAGTAACAACAGCATTGTGAGTCTTTTTATACACCTTGAATGCTTCCTCGGGACTACATTTGGTCAAATCGACTCCAGAACTTGAATCGGTGCTCGATTTGCAAGAACTTGATGAACTAGAACTGGAGCAATCCGAGCTTGATGAACTGGAGCAATCAGAGCTTGATGAACTGGAGCAATCAGAGCTTGATGAACTGGAAGAACTAGACTTGCATCGACTAGAACTGGAAGAACTGGAGCAACCAGAGCTTGATGAACTGGAGCAACCAGAGCTTGATGAACTGGAAGAACTAGAACTGGAAGAACTTGAACTGGAGCAATCAGAGCTTGATGAACTAGACGTGCATCGATCCGAGCTTGATGAACTGGAAGAACAAGAATCACTCGAAAATTTCTTGTGAGACTTCGATCGGTCACGACTCTTATGTTTTTTACCCCCCGACTCACTGATCGTGTCCAGAGCCGATCCGATACTGATTGTAAATTCTTTAGTTCTCGATGACATTTTATAAGATTTCTCGATTTTTTTTCTCGATTTTTCTTGCTTTCTTTATGACCTTTAAAGTTTAAAGATACATCAAAGAATAATAAAACCAATTATCATAACCTTAAGAATAGAATGGATCAGTCTTCGTTGTATCTTGGATATATCGTGAATATACACGACCCAACTACTTTTAATATATCATTGGAAATTTCTGATAATATAATGGAAAAAATATCGAAACAATGGTGGACTCATAATAATAAAATCATAACATCAACATACGAATATTATGACGAACCACCTCAACTTTCTATTAAAAATAATTCAGCCGGTGAAGGAAAATTAGCTATAACACATATTCCATTAATACAAAGCAAGCCTGTATATCGTTGTCGTATTAGAAGTGTTGGAGTAATACGACCAATGGATGTTAAAATGCAAAAAGATTTCCGGAAAACATTTGGCGACATTAAACGACAAGTAGATTTACAAAATGGTTGGGTATTAGTTAAAATCTATCATCCCGATAAATACAAACGACTTCTTGTGGACCTGTATGATCCAATAACTAAAAAAGATCTGAAGGAATTATTTAACTTTAATGATGGAGTATTCATTCGATATTATACGCCGGTAAATACTGGCAATAACAATAATAAATATCCACCTGGATTCACAGACAATCAAAAGTTTCAATACAATTCAGTTGGTCTATCAGACCGATATGCATATCATCGAATGAATTATAATAAAAAATTCCAATAAGTTATTTTATTTTAATAAAATAATTCTATTTGTATGTTACACCTTTTACCGAATACCAAATAGTCCCACTATCAGTTAATGGTGACGATTCGGTTTTAATATACGATTTTCCACCAATAGATTTCCAGCCAATATTAATTTTTACTGCCTTATTTAACGGAATACGAATTGTTGGGTTATACATTAGAACAAATCTGCCGTTTGAAGTTGATATTAAAGCACCCTTATTCAAAGGATTATTGTCTTGGATAATCACAAATTGAATTCCTGTACATTGAGTATCACAACCTCCAATTAAAGATATATCAAGAACAACCTCTAATCCGTGATCTTTATCAAGCTTATTACTACCATTAAAGGTTGCAGGTATTTCTATCGATGGACCAATTACCGAATATTCATTTGCCGATCCTTTGAATTCGATATCACCCTTGAATTCAAAAGAACCTTCGATCAATTCCACATCAACCGGTCTACCTGGAGATTTGAGTTGCTCAACTTTAAAAGGCTTTTCATGAGTTTTCGTCGTTGATCCATTATTACCGTGACGATGACGATCTTCCCTGTGATGCCCATGCTTCTTGTTTGGATCAGATTTTTTCTTTTTCGCTTTATCAGTATCTGAACCATCTAAATCTTCATCTGAAGATTTGGACGATTCGACAGGATCCTTAACCCGAGATGTTTTTCGTATTTTACGATCTGCCATTTATAAAGTAAATAAAATTACTTTATGATATCTTTTTATAATCTTTGATTGACATAGATTTTATGCGGTTTAATCAAAGATTTTATGCGGTTTAATCAAAGATTTTATGCGGTTTAATCAAAGATTTTATGCGGTTTAATCAAAGATTTTAGAATCTCCGATCCACCATAACCGATACTTAAAGCCTTTTCGGATGTTTTCATAGAGTTTATCCACATCATTTGATTTGAAACTCTTAAGATCAATTGCAGTATTATCATTGGGATAATACTCAATCATCGTTCTCCTAGCTTTTAATCGATGATTTTCTATCAATAATAAATCCTTAGTGTCTTTAATATCTCCAACCTTAGAGTACATCTTGATATCGGGATGACGAATTAAATCGATACCGGAGATACGATCTTGTACACAGAAGTTTTGAACCATCTCAAGCATAGTAATCTTACCATTATGTACACTGGTCATATAATTTGGAGAAACAGGATCGGTTTTCTCTAAATCAAAGCTATTGATATAAGTAATATGTAATCCCGGATTATGAAGTTCTTCTAAATTGTTGATCGCATCTTTCATAATTGTTAATGGTGAAGCATGAGTAACACCACCATCGGAATATAATTTTCCTTTAATATTTTGTGGTGGTACCATCGTTGGTATACTTGCACTGGCCAGCGCGGCTTGAGCTATTAATTTTAGATCACCATTGAGATATATTGGCTCCAAACAGCCATACAATTTAGTGTCAACATGACTCTTGACGTCTTTTACATCCTTATGTTCGGTAATCCCTGAATTATTAGTAGTGGCTATTACTCCCATACAACTTATACATGATTTCTTTTCGTCTCGATTACAAAAGAGTTGTGCACGCTTTTGATTACACTCTACTGTACCTGTCCAAACTTCAATATCTTGCACTAATTTCGGTGTTAGATGCTCTTGGAAGAAGTTGATACCGTTGTGTGAGTAATTAAAGAACGATTCTTTAAAAAAACCTATTGTCCAACTAGGAATAAAGGATAAGAGAGAATCATGAGTCCAACTTTTAATAAAGAAATTGCTATCCAACGACTTAATCAAACGTTTAATATGTTGTGACGACCACTGAGCTGCTATTGTGACATAAGTTGCAACATTTCCACCAGAAGATGCTAACGCTAAATCTGGTTTATATTTAACATCGCACAATAAAGATAATATTCCGAGTTGAACAGGGAATCCGCCACCAGAAATCGGGCAAACTATTATTTTCATTTATGATAAGAAAAATCTGTTACTGTAATCGGATGATCCACTTCAAGATCTAATGTTTTATTTTAAAGAGATTTTATTTATTTGATAAAAATGTTTTGACTTTTTGTATTTTTAACAAAAAGTCAAAACATTTTATCTCCACCGATATTTCCGCTTGCCGACATCTATCGCAATGACTGACGTTAAGACTACTAATACTTCCGTTAAATCCGTTGAAGGCCTTGATGGCAACAAAGACGCTAAAAATGCTGTCAAGATCATTAAAGCTGGTGAAGAGAAGATTAAGAGTCTTAATGACGACAAGGATTCTGGGAGGGTCATCACTCTGAAGTCGAATGATGGAAAGGAGTTTAAGGTTGATCTTAAGTTCGCGTTTGTATCTACATTGATTAAGACTGGATTGGAAAATGATGACAAGGCTGAAGAGATTGTTGTTCCGTCTGTGACCGGATCTGTGTTGGAACTGGTGGTCAAGTATATGAAGGAACATAAGGGCGTTGAGCCGCCTATCATCGAGAAACCTCTGCGTTCGAAAATGATGAAGGATGTGTGCCCATATAAATGGGATGCCTACTTCATCGATGAAGTAGGTAAGACCCGTCAAAACCTCTATGATCTGATTCTGGCAGCGAATTATATGGACATTAAGTCGTTGCTGCATCTAGGATCAGCTAAAGTTGCTTCGTTGATCAAAGGTCAACCGCTTGAAAAGATCAAAGAAGTTCTTGACACCAACGAGGGTAAGGATGTTAAGAGCACCAAGTAATGTACTATGCTGCATATCATTAATATTGAATATTAATTCAAACTTTGAAGAATAAAAACGCTTCCTAAGCGTTATAAGCCTTAAATATAATTAAGGATATATCACCACTCCAGATATCTGGTTACGGATTTCAAAATTACAGAAGAATCATATTTACTAAATATGTTTAATTTTATTCATATCATGATATGAATAAATTAAGAGGTGTTATCCTCAGGCACACTATTTGGACTTTGACTTTTCTCTTCTCTATCTTTTTCATCCACTTTGATTGGATTTTGTTGCTTCTTAACGCCATTATTAGTCGGAGATCTAGTTTTAATTATTATCTTAAGAGATCCTTTATTATTATTATTTTGTGTTAATAATTCAACATCGCTAACGCCATTGTGTTCGCAATAAATATAATAGACCTTTGACCACGATAATGGACCCACCGATAATGTTGAAAACAGTATAATACCAATCGATCGAATAATGTACTGAAAATCGATCGAGCCAACACCCGACATCAATATTGTTACAAATAATACAAAGATAAATCCGCTCATCAGCATTGATAATCCGATATATAAGCTTTCATTAAAGTTTTCGGGAAAGTTGCGGATCTTCCATGTTAATCTACTACTAATTGCGAATATCACCCCACGCATACACAACGTGAAGATAATAAATGTATTATCAGTACTACAAGTGGTATAATTATAATATGGGCGATATGGATCAACTATCACCTCTAACTCCTGAATCGGTGATATTAAATGCCATAATGTTAGCAAAACTGCATCTACTAGTAGTCCAACTGATAACCATGTGAGCAAATATAAATTACTAATCTTCTTAATCTTAATTTGTATCATATTGAAGATACAATACAAGCGGTATGTCTTGAGGAATAAAGGATAAAATATCAAATCAAAGCCGAGATGTATTAAAATGGTAAAAGTCAGGCATGAATGATTTATAACAGATTTACTGTTCCACAACCAAATGCTTGAGTTGAAAACTAAAGCACCAAATAGAATCAATACACAGAATGACGGTGTTGAAGCTAGGATATACTTAGATTTACGATTCCTGATAATCAACACCGTAGTCGCAATAATGGCGGTAATCACAAGACAATTGAGTACAGTCACGGTAATCTCCAATGATTTATAATCGTTATCCGTATTTTTGTTACGTTCATTCCATTGTGGAAACGGATATATCGCCGTTTTACCTACCGAATACGGAGTTATTAGTTGATATTCGGCACCATTAACTATTTGAATGACATTTTGCGGCGACATTACCACACGACCATATTGATCAAATGCTATTAAGCCGTAAAAGGATGGCTTATACAACAATCCGATAGTCTGTTGCAACTGTTGTGCTGTCGGATTTGGTAACGCTAATTGCTCTATTCCCTTTTGTAGAATCATCATAGTTAAAGTACCAACACCCATCACTACAAGTTCTGCTTTGGTTAAAGTACCATATTTATTTCGCAAAGAGTCAGCATACATTTTTGGCGAATCCCACTGCTCCCAATTACCTCTTTCGTTGATAGGTTTATAAATAAAACCTTTGAGTTCATCATCCCACGGTACAATACCAAACATCCATCTTTGAAGACCACTGTTTGAGATTTCTGGATCACTGTTGACTAATTGTAGGCAACCACCGCCAAATACTACTGCATTTGGAACCCATCCAATATTATATAAAGACTTAATTATTCGCTTACAATCCTCACCACTACCAAGATCACCAATAACCGCTAACACATCTGGATTCATCTTCCTAGTTATATCCAAAGCCTTCAGGAAAAAGGTGTCTGCTGCTTGCTTTTTGTCTTGAGAGGCTTCAGCATTAGTAATGTTAAAAGCTGTACGTTCGATAATTTTATAATTAAGGTCACCGGCAATTTCATTAGTACCACCAAGAGTATTAAGTCCGTAAGCATTATTACAATAATAAATACTAATTTCGGCACCAGGGTTGAACCGGTTCCAACCCCAATTTAGAAACTCTTGGAGTGTGTATCGATAATTAGATAACGTTTGAAAAGTAAAATCGAAGCGTCTTTGACCAATGTATTTATTAGCACATTCTGCGGTTCGAGAAGTACATTTAGTTTGATCGTCACTGCTTGTTAAGCCGGAAAGAACCAAACATTGTTTAGTAGTTTCACAGATCTGCATGAATGTAGTAGCTCCATCTCCCATGGGAGGAATAACTACTTTAGTGTTATATAACAAAGATGAAGGATTATATTGCATGCTGATAGAAATACTTGTAATTCGTTGAATTACTGTTGGAGCATCGCCTCCAAGATTATAGTATGAAACTACCGGTATGATATAAGAAGTATTTACTCCGTTAACAATCGGTATTCCTGTTGTATTAGTAGTATCTGACCAAATTTTAATACCACTGATATATGCCAATTGAATTGAATCTCTCGGATAATAGTCATTTGGTAACACTAATGGTAAAGACGAATTATCATACACAAACACTCCAATATTGATCGTATTTTGAGCATCGGCAAAAGGTAAATCAGTGCTGATAGAAATACTTAAAAACAAAAAGACTAACAAATATATACAACACATCATTATATACTATTTTATTGATTGAAAAATTTCTATTTAATTTGTTTTTATTTTTATTTTAAATTAAATAAAGTCGTTTTATTTTATCTAAACCTTTAAAAAGATGAGTTTGAGAAATCGTGTACTCGCTGTATCCCTTCTGGGATCACTCCTGTTAAATGTCTTGGCCGTGAACGTCGCCGATATTTATTCCAAACTCCCCGTAAGCAATGGACGATGGCCTGTAGTTGATTCGGGTGTTACCGGTAATGTTCCGCGAGGACCAACCTTACCTGGAGCTTTTGGATTAGATGCGACTCGTTCTGAGACTTCATGGAAATATTTTGCAGCTATTCTTAAAGCTCAAAGTGGCACTTATTATGATCTGTTTGCCGCGGCGGTACGTCAGTTCAATCCCACAGTTCCAACAGGATCTCTTGCTATTTGTATGTTTCGTTTGGGCTCTAATGTTAGCGGACCTAAAATGACCATCAACGCTGGGTTTGGTTTCAGTCAAAATCCCGGAGATCCTTTTTCATCTATCGTTTCTCCTGTGAATACTGATTATTATTCCCAACTTAAAGTACAAAATTGTGGTGCGTTAAATAGTCCGCAATACGGCCCTCTTGCGCGTAAACGTATTGATATGCAATTGCTATATCAACTCCCCGTTGGTCGAAATGGTACTCGAGGCGCACCCGTTGGTAGTATTGGTGCTGAATATCTGTATACCATTTATGATGATACCAGTAACACTACTGTGACTCTCAAACTTCGAGACACTCGTGGTACTGTTTATGAAGGTTCAAGTGGAAATGTTGCAACTCCAATGGATGAACTTTCCGCAAACGGGCGCGGTATCGGTTCGATCGAATATGCTTCCCCTGGATTAGAAGTGATTAGCGGAAGCATTATTTCGGCTACTTCTAATGTTAAATTGGTTGGCGGAAATTTATTCATCGATCATCAAGAGGTTGCTCGTGACCCTCAAGAGATGACTGTACCAGGCTCACCGTTATATACCGGAGTTTGGTTTGAGTTTACTCATAAAGACGGCCGCAATTTTATTGGTGTTACGTTCTTTCCTGCAGGCTCTCCTTTGGAGAGTGGTACTAAAACTAAAGTTAAACCGACGCGCAGCTTTGCTCAAATCAATCATCCTGTTACTGATACACAGCAAGGATTTAAGAGTAACGGTATGACTCGACTCTTTGGAGATCAAGACTTCGCTTTTAATGTTTTTAATGTCAAGAGATTAGATCCAAGTAAGGTTTACGTCTCCTCTTTCACCGGAAAGCGTTATGCTACTCAATTCGAATTGGAATTATATCCCGGAAAGAAAGGTAATGATGACGACGACGACGACGACGACGATGATTGTAAAGGTAAGAGAGAGAAGTTTTATATGGAATATTTCCATCCGAACAACGAGATCTATTCTACCATTGATCCGAATGGTGCTTTCGCTGAAGGAGGTGTCACTGTATACAGTGACAAAGCCATGAAGAAGGTTGTCGGTTATGGCTTTGTGGAGCAGATGGGTCGCACTGCTTTGTAAATCCTTGAATCCTAAAGGTTATAACACCGAAGTGTTATAATTTTCTTTTTGATTTTTTTTCAGTCATATTAATATAGAAGGCTATCGGAGGTATTCAGAAGATCTAAGCAAAGTTTTGCAAATACTTCCAAAGTTTGTTTTTAAAAGCGTCAAAAGTAATACATCAGCCTTCGATGGTCTTAATTCAACAACATAATAAGAGCGTATATACAATTATAATATGCCACAACCATAAATTAAACGACCGGCCTTGCTGTGAGGAACCGAATGTTCTGTAAGCACTTTTTGGCCCTGGCAAACTATTCTAAGATATTTATTGACAGTATCTTCAATTTTCTGTGAGTTATGTAGTCTTCATTTGTATTAAAATTTGGTTATATCCTTATGTAATATTTACCGAAAGGGTAAATATTATTTCCCAATTAGTGGTATATTCTTCAAAGTAAATATACCACTAAATTAAGGACATTTACTTTGAGGAATTGGTATTCCATAATTTATTCCATATAAAAAGCATCCATTACTAGTAGCCCATTCAGCTGGACAAACTAAACATGATTGACCACCTTGAGTACAAACACCACCACTTTGAGTGGCAACACAAATTCCTTGACCACACTTTTGTCCGGCAACAAATGTAGTTTGGCCACCGGTCATTATTGATAATGTATCACAAATAGCAGCAGTCATTGGTATCGGAGGTTGTGATGGATCATTGTTAACATCCGGAAAAGAGTCGTAACATGCATTGACAATCTCCTTAAGTATACATCTTCCGGTTGTTGTACCAGTACCACCACAATCTGGTGTAGTAAATTGCCCTTTAGCATCAGGAAGACATTGACCATTAACTAAAGAATATCTATTATTAGCAAAACAATATGTATTACATTGGTCTTGGGTTGAATACAATTCAAAGTTATCAGGTTGTGCTGTTGTTGAATAATATGGTGTACAGCTCTTATTTAAGGGATTTAAATTACAATTCCACAACTTCTTACACTCTTGTGTTATCTGTTGCTTATTGATACACTGTCGACCATTCGAGAAGTCATTGTTGATAGTTGGTCCGAGTAATGGATCACAATTCCACGATGGACACTGATTGTATATCACGATTGGTACATCAGTACTCGATAGCACATTTTGAATCGGATTTTGAATTGCATTTGCTATTTTGTCTAAGTTACTATTGATTACATCTGATATTTTATCTTTGAATAAGCTCTGGAATGGTATTAAGAATAATGGCAACCCAGAAAACGAGACATTAAGATTGGGTAATGTTAACTGACTTGATGCTATTTGTGAGTTCTTAAGATTGAATAACACTTGATTACTTTGTGGAATGTACATTCCAGGGATTTTAATATTCAAGGTTAATACTGGAATCGAACCTGGATATACATTCAAAGTATCACCATAATCTAAGAGACAACCGGATGTTTGATACTTCACTTGGACAGGGAAATTAGGATTATTAGTCTGAGCAATAACTTGAAAAGAGAAGCTGGGTTGATCGTTTGAGTCCCAGGTAATATTACTCGGAATTACAATATCATTAAGAGTAATTGGCGTTGTCGATTGCATTAACCCCGTAATACTTACAACTTGAAAATTATAATTCAATGAGCATCCAGCACAATTACCACCAATTGTAGCTGCTAAGCATTTACTTCCCGAAGTGGTAACTTCATTATTAAGTTGAATATTATTCAACGTTGACACATTTGGTGAACCGATGTTAAAAGTCATATTTTGGATCAATGGACCGTTAAGTAATGCGCTAAATTGTGTGATTAACAATGTTTTAATTGCGTCATTAGCTTGTACCGTTTGTATTTCTCGAGAGTTAAGTCAAGATCTTTGTGATGACCTTACCTGAACGCTTGAAGATAAAAGGTTATTAAACACCATAGTAATATTATTTAGAAACCCAAAAGCTGAATTATTAATAATAGCAATTAATCCCGCAGCACCGTTTGGACCATCACCGCTAAAGGTTAAATTGCTTAACATAACTTGAGATATATCTTTACCTATTAAATCGATGGTAATTGTGCCGCTGGCTGATATAGTATTAAATACTACTGGTGCAAATAATTGAACAATAAAAGGTTGTGATGAATTAGGGATATTAGACAGTGTAATATCCGCTGACAATCTACTTTTACCAGTTGCAGGACATGTATACGAATCATTGGTAAAATTCAATTGTGCAATCTGAAACGGTCCGGATGTAATATTAATCGGAGACGTAGTAGAAATATTCTTATCGATTAAAGATGCATTCAATGAAGGTAATATCGCAGTGAATTGTGGTTGTAAGAAATCATTAATTGGTATACATCCAGCTGGTATTGCAGATGATAATCTTTCATCTTTTATTTCTAATTTACTATTTGTATTATACCAAAAGAATATAACACATAAAATAATTACCAACAATATTAGGATGATTACCCAAGTTTCCATTTACTATAAAAACAAAATAAAACGTAATATCTTTATTTTTAATTTAAAAAGTGAGAAAAATAAATTACACTATCGGATAGAACAAAAATAACGGTGGGAATATTAAATCCTGCGGTCTTATTAATAGTCATGCAAATATACGGCGGCGATTTTACTTCTTTATTACCAATAATACAAGTGTTAGGAAGTTTATAATCTAATAATTTAACACTAACATGACTACTTCCTGGATTTATCGCTTTGAGATCTTTAAATTTATATCTTACATCTTGTTTACTATCTGGATTACCACCCTCCTGATAGAATAGATATAATAATTTGTCAACCACTTTAACTTTACTTACGGAATTGGTATTTAGGGCTGCCATCATAACTTTTATTTCTGAATGTTCCCGATGAAATCTATTTTATAAGAAGTAGTATAAATGGAAGATTCCTAATATATAAAATGTTAAGATCCCGAGGAAGTTTACCTCCAATTCGTCTACTGTATTCGCTTGTCGAACGCAATGAAGTCGTAGTAGAAATACGACGTCGACCGATTAATATCAAAACTGGTTACCGATTGATTGATTTCTTGATTACGTTATTCTACCACTCTTTCTGTGTTTTTACCGGTTCGGATGGTAAACAATATTGTCTCGAATATAATAGTAATGAAGACGGTATATTATACAAACCTTTGGTGACGATTATGTTAACTGAATATACAGGGAATGATAATTCAAAAGTAATAGATTCTGGAGTTGTACCATTGTATTCTGTTATATTACAGTTGAGTGATAAATATAAACCTGGAACTTACTTCTTTTTGACACGAAATTGTCAGCATTTCACCGATGACATTCGAAAGAAGTTTAATAAAAATAAAGGAGTTGATAACGTATGGGATAAAATCGGGTTATTACGGTATCCTTTAATACTTAGCAGTATATGTTATTATATTTACTATAGAATGTGGTAATAATTTGTAATTTAGATATTTAACTGAAGACTCTAATTAATATCAAGGATTATATTTCAACAGTGTAACATCGAATGATAGAAAACAGTACGCCTTGAAGCAATATTAAATCTATAGATTTAATATTTTATTGATACCAGAAGTTAAGACTGCATAATATATGTAAGACAATTTAACGAAATTTAAGCTCTTTTACCTTTTCAAGAAGTTATATAAGAAAATTAGACATTAAAATACTTATATAACTTCTTGAAAAGTAAAGACGTTAAATTTCAAGAAACTAATGAATGTATATTCAAACATAGATTTGTCATAGTTGGTTAAAATATTAAACCTACAGGTTTAATATTGCTTTCAAGGTATACTGAATTCTATCATTCGATGTTACACTGTTGAAATATAATCCTTGATATTAATTATAGTCTTCAGATTAGCGTTTATCTTTGACACTTGTTCAAGTGTTATTGGTGGATCAAGTAGATATTGGCACTCATCAAGATCGTCAACTATGAGTTGCTTTGACGATTTAAGACCTACGGTATCCATAAAGTGTTTGATCTCTGATAACTCTTTCTTCTGAATTCGAATTAAAGTAATATTGGACATTAAACACGCATATGTTTTCAATCTGTCGGTTAGTTGACATTGCTGGAAGTGATCTTCATCACGATGCCACTGATTGGTATATTTGAAGTGTTGCTCGCCATCAAATTCTATGATATATTGTCTGTTATTATATGTAAAGAGAAAATCGTAGCGATACTTTTTCAATGTAATAATCGGTAATAGTTCTTCTTGTTTGTATTCTATTTTGTTATCGGTGAGATATTGTTTGATAACAGACAGCCATAATATTAGTATAGTCAATACAAACGAAAGCCGATTTAAATTCTTTATCTATAATTCAAAGCTCAAATGTACTGATTATACTAAGATTTTCGATCAGTACTTACAAGATGTATTAACCTTTGTTAATACGAAAATTGGTGATAGTTCTATTGGAGTGATTTTTGGGCTGTTCTTCGCACCATTTACTTCCGGCGCTAGTTTGATATTTTATCTGGTAATGTATAATCGTGGCTATATTGTAAGAGTGGAATAACTTGTTTACAACCGTATAATAATATTAAAGACGTTCTATGTTATAAATATAGCTCCTTCTGTTCTATATTCTTTTTCGGATGTTTTTGGTAAAGATAATAAGGATGTTCCAAATCTTAAATTTTACTAATTTCCATCAGTTATAAATCATAAACAACTGAGTTAGATGAATATCTTATATTAAGGGTAATATTTATGAAATCAAGAAACCACCACTAGCAGTGAATCCATTAATTAGATCAGAAACATTACCGGTAACAGGAGTAGTTATAGTAATTTCGATAAGAATACGTTGTCCGGGTGTAATTGCAACTGTATGAGTTGTATCACTACAAGAATAAAACTTATAAGTATCATCTGCAGATGATACTCCTACCGGAATCACAAATGATGTAGTAACCGCCGTAGCTTTAAAGTCATTGGAACTAGCTATAACAGGTCCCACAAATACAGTTATATCAAAGTTAACTGGACTATCAGTTTTATCTTCACTAGAGAATAGAAAACCAAAATTAAGGAATAAATTTGATAAAGTCCCTGAACGGGGTGCTACAATAGCATAAGAGTTACGTACACCATCTAATGTTGTGATCGCACCAGAATTTGTAGAAAATGCAGAACTACTACCAAGGAGCATAATACCAGATGGGCCATATAATGCTTGACTGATAAATTGTTTAGTAAAAATACCATATGAACCACTATTAATTGTTACTATGCTCGAGCTAGAACCTGGTGCACCCGGGGGACCAATTGGTCCCGGAGCTCCTGTCGGCCCTGCAACACCTTGCGGTCCCTGAGCTCCTGTCGGCCCTGCAACACCTTGCGGTCCCTGATCCCCTTTAGGACATTTCTCACGGCATTTTCTTTTACAATCTTTATGATGTTTACTCATTTTGTTTTGTAAAGATATTTTTTTTTGCAAAAAAAAATATAAACTTGTAAGTTCATTTAATTCGTATTATAACAAATACATATTTATAATTACTACTGTTATAAATATTCATCGATGGTAAAATAGTAGTAATTATCACAATAATATTTAAAGGCTTACATCTTTTTATTATACTGTAATCTTTTCAACTAAATAGCTTACGATCAATTTAGTCAGCGGTTGATCGCCACCAAGATTAAAAATATCTTTTAATACAAGCCCTGCAACTTTTGTAAGACATTGATTATAGAAATCCATTGGCATTACATAATCACCAATAACATATGCTACTGTGACATTAAAATCTCCGGAGATTTCATTAGATACGCATCTTTCATCTACTAATTGTTTGGGATTCTCTAATAAATAATTATAACTACGAATAATACTCCGTAAAGGCTCCTTTATTCCAGGAATGTCATCATCGGGGAATTGCAAATGTCCTTGATGATATATCTCTACTAAGCCATTAATTTTACTTTTATTATACGGTATTACAAATAAAAGCTTTTTATTTACAGTTACATCATGATAGATATTTATTACTCCTCTACTGTTTGTTGTGGAACAGAATATTACGTAATCACTTAAAATTAATGACCATAAACCAAGATCATTTGTAATATTACGAGAGTAACAAATATTTGTTACATCCCCAATATGCTCGATGATCATCTTTTTGTTTTCGCCTTTGACGTCATCGGTGACTTTTTGAACCATACGGTCGGGAATATATTTTATGATTTGATCACTGATATCTAATAAAACGTCAATAATATTGACCTTAGCATCATTAACAAATTTTAATCCTAATTTGTCAGAGATTATAAAGCGTCGAAAGAGTATTTCTTTGTCTATCTTTGAATCTTCCGACAAATGTGTCAATCTTTTTATTAACGGATGATCTGGATCGTATTTATTAGGTTTTAAAGTATACAATACGATTTGAAGCTCCTCAAATCGAAAGAAATCTTTATCTTTCTGAATGTAGAACATAATACCATATTTACCTGCATATTTATCTATTATAGATTCTCCATTAAATCCTGCTAATAATCGATTGATATATATCTTTTCTTCGGCCGATGTCATCTCGTTTTAATGTTGAACGGTTATCCTTAAATCTTTTTTATAACAAATATAAAATAAAGGATATTACCTTATAAATGCCGGCTGCAATATTAATTGGTTTTGAATATCGTATTCTTACAATTGAACCTAATGGTCGAAGTTCGATTTCCCTTAATTTCCCCGGAACTTTTATCGACTTAAATACCGTTAATCTCTTTTGTCGAGAACAAAAATGGGATACCACAATCGTCACCGATATTATTGAAGAACAATTCCCTGAAGGAATAGTAAACAAAGTGACCACTGGTGCTGTTGACTCCAAATCTTTAGTTTTTTACACTAAATATAATAAGGACTTTCGGTTGGTTAAGGATAAGAAAGACTTCGTGGGTGTATTAACCGAAGAACTTCAACGGATTAAGAAAAGTGGAGAGAAACATATCTTTGTATATTATACTGGTCATGGTGTAAATAATGATGAAGGAAAATCGTCGATTCTATTACCCAATGCTCAACATATATCATTTGATAAATTACGGAATATTATTACCAGCAATCTTAAGTCAACAGAAATTCAAAGCGATTGTGAAGTGATGATTGTTTTGGATTGCTGTTATCCAAATAATATGGGATTACCATATACTTTAAAGGAATACTATCAACAAAAGGAAAATATAATAGCAGAAATTTCTGGTGCTAAAGAAAATCAACAAAAGGAAAATATAATAGCAGAAATTTCTGGTGCTAAAGAAAATAAAGTTTCAACTAAAGTCGTTCACAAATGGGTACTTGCCGATGAATATCTAGCATCACAACATAAAATATTGTTAATTACATCAGCGACAAGATATCAAACATCGGCAGCAACTAAATTTGGGTCATTATTCACCGAATACTTCTTCTCGTATCTCCGGGAGTTAAATAAACCTTTGAGTGAAAATAAAAAAGAAATTGAATGGCCAAGCCGTAACCTAATGACAATAGCAAATAAAGTTTCAGCTGATGTTAAAGCTCGACGTAAAGATGAACAGAATATTAGTATATATTCAGCGTATAAGATACCGACAACAATTCCATATTGGGTTGGCGGATTACAAAGTAAAATAACAATTGATCATAAGAGTGGCTTGATTTTTATCAAGGACTTATAATGTAAATATTAATGGTTTCATTCCTCATCCGAAATCAGAGATTCCTACATTCTATTATTCCATGATAATATCAACTATCTCGGATGGAATTGTTCCATATTTGAATACACTGTATGAGTCTTGAGAAATTTATCATCTATCTTGTATATTAATAATTCACGTTGATTCTCAAAAATCCTAGATTGTTACGAGTTTGCGTATCTACTCGTAAATCATCATATTATAGAAATGTATATCTATTTGTAAAATTATTATATGTATCTTATCAGGTTTTGTTTCATCGAATTGGTATATCTCGGTAAATAATTTTAATTATAATACTTAAATCTAATCGAGTAATTCCTTTAGATCTACATTTTCATAGACACTTGCTCCACATCAACCTTTAAAAACTTTGTCACGCAAAGAGATAGAAAATAAAAGGCCCTAAAATAAAATTTTTAGATATTAAATGCCGAAAGATCCAAAAAGCTCAAAGAAATCAAAAAATAAGGATAAGAAACCAAAAGATCGTCATGATTCTCCGGATAAAAAAGATACCAAGAGAGATGTTGATGTTAAAAGTTCTGTGAGTCAACAGCTAGTCAAAGCTACTCCGGCAACAGATGAAGAACTCAAAAGACATGCCAAATCATTCGATGTTAAACAGAAGTATACTCTTTTGATACAGCCTGACGATTTCCTATTTCGTGGAGTACCGGGCGAAATCCTGGCTAAATATGCTCCTTTTCTCGACGGTACTTATATGGACATTTCTAAGGAGCGTTTGGAGAAATTTCGTAAAACTCATCCCGAGATGAAGGATGTTAAAGATGACAAAGTATTGAAAAATGCTAATCTATTCCCTGCATATGAGCACTTAATAGAAGGTATGCAGAAAGATTTGGATCCGTACACTGCCGACGATACTTACGGCACTTTAGATTTGGGAAGTGAAAAGTTGTTCATCGGCTCCACTCATTGGTAATCAAAAATACTTATCATAGTAAGTATTTTTATCGTGAATATTTCCATACCTGATAGCTTATTCATTTGATTATGTTTCATAAGGAGATGGTAATACCATTTTTTGATCTTCCAGGTTTGTCTATAATATTTTTCATTATCAAATTAAGATACCGTAAAAACTTGTGGGTAAAGGGATAATATGTTTTATTATATAAGTATAATAAAATGATTACCATTAATAATTCGATTACATTTAAGTTTCTCGAAAACTCTTTGAATAGCTATATTTATTTAATCGATATTTATTTATTTGGTAGTATTAGCGAATCTTAAGTATATTCATTTCCTTATGTTTACATAAGGAAACACATTTTAGCAATTCATTGTACCTTTCGTCCTATCTTAATTCGATGTTGAAAAATATTATAGATAAACCTATAGATAAAAGGGATAATATGTTTTATTATATAAGTATAATAAAATGAATATACTTAAGTTTCGTGAATGTTTATCCTACAGACACATTGAATGAATAAATACAACCATCTTAAGGATGTTTCACGAACTTAAATATAACAAATTCCTTATATTTAACTAAGAAAGCATATTTTTCTATTCCCTTCCAGGTTTATCTATATCTTAATTCGATGTTGAAAAATATTATAGATAAACCCGCGAGGTAAGAGGAAAAATATGTTCTACGATGCAAATATAATGTAATGAATATGTTTGAAATTCGTGAATATTTATCCATTTGATAAATATTATACTGTTAGTATCAAAGGTTGTTAAAATTTGATATTAAGTTTAATTTTTGGAGTTGAAGTCATCATAAGAGTATTTACCGAAGATGTTGAAGGTAACATGATCCTTGACGACGCTAATGGTAACTGCAATTGAACTGAAGAACTTCCAAACACTTCATTGAATAACGTATCTAAATTATTAGTCGTACACAGCTCCTTAAATGTTTCGATATACGATTTTCTTTTGTTTGATGAATACAACTTAACAATGGATTCATCGATCTTTTCATCGGGAATTGGATTACCACACACCTTAACTCCTAATTTAATAAGGTCTTTCTTCTTCTGACTTTTGTCTAACTCTTTCAATTGACTACTGGTACCACTAACAATTAGCCGAATCTTATCACCACCTTCGACCGGAACAACAAAAGATGAGAAATCTTTGTAATCAATATCAATCGTCATCTTTCGTGGTATTTTAAGATCAATACGGAATTCTTCCCACTTCTGATAGCAAAACGTAAATAATGATACTGTTTTCTTAGCATTTTCACCAAAGTTGTATTGTGCTGGTGTACCAACGTAAATAATATTCTCCTTAAGTTTGTGGTAATCATGAATATGACCACTAATTGCTAGCGGATATTTATCGGGCCAAACATCTCCAACTGCGGATTTAAGTATACCAATTTTGGAATCTTTGAATTCTTGATGGCAGAATACTGCACTTGCATCTAATATCCTTTGAATGTTTCGCTCCTTGATCTTGAGCAATTCTTCAGCTGTGATTTTACCATCAATCACCGCGACTGATGCCTTTTGATCTAAAGGAACGTCAATCAATGTCAATGCTTCAAATAACTTACCAGGTTCGGTATATGGACAAAAGACAAATGAATGACCTTTGATTGTATGAATCTCTGGTTTATCAATGATGAAGATATTTTTCCACTCCTTCAATGGATTGAAGCCATGAATTCGTGTCAAAAAGCATTTATTGTGTAAAATATCATGATTACCAATTAGGCAATAAGTTGGAGCGACTTTACGTAATTTATCTAAGAAGTCATATGCATTATTCATCGATGGAATATGTCCACGTTCATGTGTGTGGATTAAATCGCCCAAAACCACAATAAAATCGGGTTTACTTACAGCTGCCTGATTTACAAACCTCTCGGTTAATAGTGTTGTTTCAACAGTGTTACTCGGTTGAAAGTGTGGATCGCCACAACATAACACTTTGATCACTTTATTAACCTCACAGTCTGTCATCTTTGCATAAAGATAAAGACTGTTAGACATCAATTTTATTAAATTTTACAAGTTATTACAACCGTTTAACTGACAGACAGCCGCCAAAGCTGCGATTCCAACTTCGCCAATAAAGGAGAATGTATCTCTTTCAATATTAACAGCATTGGCACATTCATTAAAACAATTATTATTGGTGCCTTCACAAATTCTCGAACAGCAACCACTATCGCAAAGACCTCCACAAAATTGACCTCCGATACATGGAGACCAATCTGGATCACCTATCTTAGGTCTTGGGACTTGAGGTGCCGGAACAGGACCACCGGTATTATCAGCTATATTTTGTTTTAAAACCTGTCTGGAATCTGATTTATCTCCAGATCTCATGATTACTATTAAGAGTATCACTAAGATCAATAATGTGATAACAATCGCGACAATCATTTTAATATCAAAGGCAGAAATATTTTGATTTATTTGATCATTTAAAATCGAAGTGATCTGAGTTGGTTTCTTGTCCGAACAATGGAAAAAACGGCCAAGGATTTACTTTCTCCATGTAGATATGGTCCGCGATATTCATTTAGACGTAAAGCTTCGGGAACGTTTCTTCCTATCACACCAAAAATTTTATAAATTGTACCATATTCGTTGAATATCTGATAGTCATTTAAAAAGAATCCTGTAACATCCCATGCCACAGTAAATCGACAAATATACTTACCCTCTTTACATTTAAAAAGTGTATATAAGGCTCTGTTGCCGTAATATATAATACGTAATTTGTAACCATCGGCTAAGATAAAACTATTTTTATTTACCGATTTAAGACTTATTCTGTATATTGTTTTGTCTCCTTCCGATGACGAATTTACCGCTAGGTCTTTGATATATTTACTATCGAGACCTAAGATATTTAACGGCTTATAAATACTGACCGAATCTTGTTCGGTCAAGATTCCACGATTTAATCGTTGAACATACGTTTTATTATCCACGGTATATCTATAGCCGTAAAATATTCCATTTTCTATAATACTCTTAATTTCTACTTTAGGTGTTATGGATAATTTACCGTCTTTGATATCTTGTGCTATAGAGATAAACGTATTAACCGTTAATACATCTAAATCTTCGAAATGCTTTTTGAACTCAGCATTTTTGTTTTTAACCCCGATAATTCATAATGATATTAACTATTTCCGGCGGCATCCAATCGATAACTTTGTATATATTACCACCACGAGATAGAAATTCGGTGTCAATGTCTTTTAATAATTGATCGCGTTCATCGGATATTTTTCGTCTCTCAACTTCCAGGGTTGAAATCATTCGATAAAAGCTAGTTAATTTCACACTTTTATGTTCGACTTTTAGTTTCACATCGTTAATTAAATCTCTGATAATCCTTTTAACAATTCGGTAGTCTTTTTGGTGTACCAGACATAACTTCTCAAGTAACAATTTTTTACTATTTTTACTGTGATTGCAAAATGTTAGAGTTAAAGCAATCGATGCGATATCTATCTCCAATAGATGATGATCGTAATCGTCGAGGGTTTTCTTTGATATATTACTTATAATACACCCCATTTCAATTATTTTTAAAGATATAAGAGAAATTTATATTTTTCAATATTTTTCAATATTATTTTCTATTATAATAAATATAATAGGTTGTAACATGGCGAGCAAAAGTGATGACGAATTTTATACGTACGTATTATCGCCTTTCAGGAATAAGTCATTCAATGATACCAAAGAGATATCAATCTATGAAGTTGACAAACTTAAGACATTTTTATGCAGTCTAAGTTCTTTGAATCGTAAAAACATTAAATTGATACCTTTTAAGAATAAGGAGATAGCAGATGAAGTGTGTAAATCGTGGTATGATAGTCATCATGGTATCAATCCAATATACTTCTTGATGTCAGTAGATGTAATTACTCGAAAAGATATTTGTCATTATCTCAAGCACACAGAATACACCCCAGATTGTCGTGATAATAAAGTTTTTAATTTTATGTATTGGTTAGCTAATAATATCAGTAGTACATTTATTCGCGAGACTTTAGGTTTGTGTGGACTATCTTACAATTCTAATACTAATATTATTGAATTTTATTTTTCACTGACACCACAGCATCAAAAATTATTATTGGAAAGATTTTATAAGGAAAAATAATCACAGGGCGTATAAATGTCGGAGTTTATCGACATCATATAATTCTTTAACTAAGATACTACGATAAATTATAAATTTGAGTATTACAACAGACGTTGTATTCCGGTTATCTTGAAAGGTACATCACCTAACATCTTCTTTAATAATTTATCGACATTAATATCCAATTGAGGATCACCTTCTATAAATAAGTCCATCGTAGCAGACATTTCCGTTTCTTCTTGTGTTGTTTGTACTTTATTATTAGCAGCAGATTTAAGGGTATTACCAATAAAGCAAGAGATTGAGATGCGTCCCTCATTCAATCCTTGATGTTTTGCTACTCCGTGAGTAGAACTATCAAAGACTATAATATCTCCGTTTGACATTAGGTATTTCTTTTTACCCACTTCAAGAATTCGAGTAACACCTAATGATATCACTAACTGCTTGGTATCTTTATGTGAGTGATTAGGCATATAATCTTGACCATTTCGGTAGTAATTGAGATAGATACCCCAAATATCTTCCGATGCCAATTTTAATTTCGATAATACTAAAGCCAAAATAGTGTCGACTAATTCGTTATCTCCGAGCATTAATGGACATGTTAATCGAGTAGATCCATTTTTACTACGTACACCCTCCTGCCATTTGATCCCACTTTTAAGATTTTCAAACCAATCCTGAGATAATTTAGCGTCGAGCATTCCCGGATAATATTCGGTCTTAACACGTTGAGCTCTTATCTCCTTTGTTTTTGAGTCGTTAGCGGCAGCCATTTTATCGAACGTGTTTACTGTCCAATATTACTAAATTTTAATCATTTTTACATACCATAGAATCTTCGCTGGCGGACAGTAAGTACACCTATGAGCATTGCTTCAATTCCTTTGTGAAGCATTCAGATCGAATCGATAGATTTTAATCAACCAGTTTTGATTGACAAAACGCTCAAATGCCTGAAATCTAATATTTATTGTATAGGATGCAATAATGTATCTCACTTCTTTAGGAAGTGTCAACAAATAATTGAATTGATTCCTTTGAAAATAAAACACTTTTATTCATATAAACTGGAGTCAACTAATATCAAATGGTTTCGATTGTGATGACTCATTTCCAACAAATCTTGAGATGATTGATCGATAAAGGCTACTGTTAATTCTAATTTCTTCAGACTATCAGACATACAATAATCATCACCCACGAACCACATAATACTAATAATATTTTTCGGGATTTGAGTAAACAGTAGAAATTTATTAATAATATCCGTCACCGAAATCTTCCTTGACGTGGTATGGTGCTCAAATATCGTGTGAGAAATCCGCAATAAATGTATCTTCTTTTCAAGCATGTATTCATTCTTCGAAGCATCACGAGAATTGACCAATTTTAAATCGGTTATTGAAATACCTCCTGAAACTGAAGGTCTTCTATACTTAATCTTATCTTTGAAGTGATGTTGTCCATCGATTTCAATCACGACATTATATTCTGGTAGATAAAAATCAACATAAAGTTGTGCAGTATATGTACAACCGGGAAATTTATGTTCACGAAGATATTTAATATTTTTACTTTTCAGATAAGTTTCAACACGTCTCTCGTATGATGATTCGTACTGATGGACGTTAGTACAGTTACTAACGTTTTTGTTATCAGCAGGGATCGCCATTTTATATGTTTATTATCATAATATCATCATTTATACTTCTTCAATCTTTTGAATTGTACAATAAACAATATAAAAGGTTTTATTTAACATAAATTTCTTAAGAAATTCTGGGCAATCGTACACACAAAAGCCGATTATTTCTGTCAAATGAAGAAATAAAATTAAAGTGTTTTACGACTTATGAATCGTAAAATATTAAATGATGCTATTTTAACCGAGTGATATTTAATACCGAGCTGGTTAACGGTTTAAGTGTTAACGGCATAGTACCACCACAATCAAAAAACACTTTAATTCTATTTCCTTTTGACAGATATACAAATGAAGTGCTCTTTGGATTACTTACACCGCTAAAATTACCAACCTGTGGGATCATATACTCATAGCGACGAGAGTCAATCAAAATTACATCATTAATCATGACTCCAGTATAATAATATAATCCAGTAACAAATGCCGGATCATTAACCAGAGTATATTGAAAATCTAGAGAATACCAACCATCTTTATTTACCACGATAGCGTTATTATTGTTAATATCAAGCATCATAATATTATTATTGACCGTTGAACTGGAGAATGCGAATGTTTGCATTCCAATAATTCCGGTACTTCCAGTTGCTCCTGTTATTCCAAGGGAACTTAACGAAAGGGATCCCGTTACACCGGTTGCTCCAGGGATCATATTAAACTTAGCAAAGCCATTATAACATTTATCCGTTTCCGAATACGAATGCCCGTCATAATGGCTACTATAAAAATCCGGTGCTAATATTGTCAAATTTTTGCCTTTAATATCCATTTATTACTCTCGAAAAATAAAACGAGGTATTTTATTTTTCATCTCGAATAAATGTCAACCGATGGAAATGAAACGGTAATTGTTTTAGTAATAATCGTGTTAGTGATTATTGTCTTAGTGATAATTTTTAACAGGTCGTCACAAAAAACGGTACCAGGTAAACCTCAAGAAGTAATAGAACGAGCTTTAACTCACACAACTGGATATAATTTCCACAGACCATCTAGTTACAATTATAGATTTAATAATTGGTATTCTGGTAGATGGAATTACACTCCAACCTTTTATTATAACTGGTCACAACCTTGGGTTGGAACGAACCATAATTGGTACCAAAATGGGTATCCATATGTGTATAACACATGGAGTCAACCAAGTCAATATGTTGTAACACAACCGGTCCAACAAGATTGGTGTTATGATTATTTAGGTAATGTTATACAATGTCAGTATACCTATCGTGATATCCCTGAATCGACTCCATTAGAAAAAGATACAGAAGTAATTAATATTGTAATCAAAGCAAAAGATAACACACATAAATATTACAAACAAGGTGATTCTCTCGGATATGTTATCAATGGTGTACAAAGTCCAGATTTGAAGTTAAAACGTAATAAGAAATATCGCTTTATAGTGCATGGTGATAAGATGTATTTAACTAATAATCCAGCTTCAATCAATGGTCAGAATGGAGTTTCTACAAATGTGAGTACTGAAAATGAGTCACCATCGCAATCATTACAACCGTTAAGGTATCTATTTGAAATCGTCTTCGATGATAAATTTCCTAATAGCTTTTATTATGATTCAGCTCATAAACAATATATGGGTGGAAAGATAACATTAGAATAAAATCGTGCGATATTTTCTTTACTTATTAAATGTCGGGTGTTATCTTTAATGACCATACTTTCACTTCTTCAAATGGTCAACTATTAGGTATTCCAATCACACCATCTATATTTTCTCTCGTATTTGATCCCGACAACGATGAAGTATTAAATGCTTCATTCATTAATAAAGAATGCATTAAGCCCGGTAATAAACTTGACGACAAGAAAAAGACTTTTATCAATAATGCAGACAATAAAAAGATGTGTGGAATCTGTAAAAAAGAAGCAGAAGTTGGATGGCCATATTGTAATAAATGTTTTGAGACTCAACGCGGAGAGAAATGTAAAACCTCTAATTGTAAAGAGTTAACTCGACTTAAGAGATTTCCGGTTGGTAGATTCCATCTGTTTTGCACCAAATGTAGGGCATTAAAGAACAAGATGTGCAAATAAAACTGTTTATTCGAAAAATATTTTTCTAGTCTAAAAGCAAACAGTTTGCAATAAAAAGGATCTTACATTACCAAATGATGTAAGGTCCACTAGCTCAACGGTAGAGCAACGGTCTTATGAGCCGCAGGTTCTGGGTTCAACTCCCAGGTGGACTATTTAGTTATATTAACTTCAATTAATTGTTATTTCAAGGACCTTACACTAATTAACGGTGTAAGGTTCCATAGTTTAATGGAAGAACCACCGCCTTCTAAGCGGTTAATCCGGGTTCGAGCCCCGGTGGAGCCATTTTAGATAATTTGCTATCATAAGGACCTTACATTTACTTAATGATGTAAGGTCCACTAGCTCAATAGTAGAGCGCCGGTCTTATAAGCCGAAGGTTCCGGGTGCAAATCCCGGGTGGACTATTTAGTTATATATTAACTTCAATTAATTGTTATTTTAAGGACCTTACAAAAACAAATAAAAATTTAAGTTGCCCACAGCAGCTTGGGGTCAGAAGGTTCTTCAAAGGTAATAAAATCCGCAAAAGACCTGTTATTTTTGGCGGGATAACAGGTCTCAATTCGTTAGTTTAAAGATTGAGACTACACAAAAGACCTTACACTAACCAAGAGTGTAAGGTCTAAGATAGAGAGAAAAAACAAATCATCGACATATCCATTCATCTTCTTTCTTTGTTATTCGCAAAATAAATCCATTCTTTGGTAAGTTACTTCTGCAATATCGAAAAATAAGCTCTATCAAGGACCTGTCATTCATCAATGACATATCCATTTAATAAATATTCAATATTGATATTTTACATATTGAATATCAAATGATCTTTAATCTTAGCATTCTGTATTTCCATCGATATCAAAAGAAAGATCGATGGTAAAAATTTACACTGCATTATCAAGTATATGAGCTAATAGCAGTTAGTCTTTGAATACAAAAAGCCGATAAGGGTTTTTCAAGAAGTTATATAAATATTTTTGTTATTGAAAATATTTATATAACTTCTTGAAAATCCAAAAAACTTAAAAATGAATACGTCGATTCATATTATTGATCGATCGAATTTATATGATCTGATATCAGATCATATAATGGTGAAAATATTTTGTTTAATTTTATTGATTTTCTTTATCTAAGTCGTCAAGATCAACAACATTGGCTTTCTCAAATGGTTGAATTACAATTGGCTGTTCTGTAACAACCTCAATTCGACTCTTATCAGAGACAATATTTGATCCCTGCACTTTGGATAAAGAAAAGCCGTAAAATGGTCGTTGATAGGCTTCAAATACTTCTTTCAATTCAGGATTTTTACTATCCTCCGGAACCCATCCTGCCAAGCTATTCATCTTTTTGGCAGTAGCCTCGATATCGATGAAGAATGCTAACTCTGAAAAACCTGGAGTTTTGATTTTCATCAATTCGTCAGCTCTGAAACCATCGGTGCCGTAAACAAATTGGTATACCATATTACTACTATCTTGAGGTCTGAAAGGGTCTACCGAATTAGGTGATCTCACTGAACCATCAAATGTTGCGATACAATTCTCACCGATAATCTTGGTCAACTTACGTTGTAATTCACCGGTGGTACTGGTACGCAATGCAGTATCAAGTAAGCCTTCACGACCAGCAACGAAAGTATACCATGACTCTTCAGGACCTAAACCCTGGCCATACGAATTATAACAAAAACCACGACTCTGAAGGCGGGTATCGTTCTCGTCATAGGTCGATAGACATTTAGTTCCACCAGCTAATTGTGGTTTGATGACATCTCCGGCTAAGAATTGTTGACCCACCGAGGTAGTAGTTTGAGCTACGTTTGCTAAGCCACCTTTAGCGCCTGCACCAACTTCAGTGGCAATGGCAAAAGCGTTGGTGCTAATTGGAGCAGCATCCTTAATATACGGACTGAGATTCAACAATTCAGAATAGACACTCTTAAATGTGGGGTATTCACTTAGTGGTCCAAGTAGGATCATTTTACGTAAAATGTTTTGCAGATCTTTCTTGGTTGGTCCCTTAATATAATGTACTAATCCCGATGAAACGTTGGTATCACCTGAAATCATGTTAGTCCATCGCTTAATTTGAGCGATTGAACTTTCTATAACATTTTGGATACCACTTTTAAATCCTTGTTCCATCTTGATTCGATTGTCTCGAAGATACTCAATAATTTCATCGACAATAGGTTGTGTTACCAACGGAGTTTCTTTGATCAATTTTGGAATGAGTTGTTCAAGTTTACCATTCCAAGATGTTATATCATCAAGTGAAGTCTTTTCGTTAAAAGACAGAGCTTTTTCCCGAAGATCGATAACTTTATCTAAAACATCACGAGATAAGTACTCAGTAACACCGCGTCGTTTAACATTACTCAGTATCGAAAACCATCCAGTAATAGCATTTACTAATTTCTTGGCGAAATCTTCCTCCTTTTTATTTTCTTTTGATATTTCCCTTGATTTATCCATCTTTGCCTGCCCTGTCTTTTCATCGAGTGTGAAATCGGAACGATTCGTCTTAAGGTCGATAACAAAAGCTTTAGCTATACTATTAGGAATAACAGCCGCTTTCTCAACGACTGAACGGCCTATTGCTTGAACTTTATCTAGAATATCTTTCAAACGACGTTTGTTAAATGCTTCTTGAGCTTTGTCACTGACAATTTCAGAGTTAAGAGCATCGACTTCTGCTTCAATCTTAGTTAACTCTAAGCTCGAAATGTTCTCAACTTCTTTGTTGCCAAACATGCAATCATCAAGACCAACACTCAATCCAAAGTATGTAGCAGCTTTATCAAAAAGAAAAGTTGCGTCAGTAATAAAATCATTAACACGAGATGGACCATAATCCGGGTCGTGCCACAGATCCTGGATAATTGATCTATGTGATGTTAACAGATGATCTTTGCTTAACAAACCGCCAAGCATTATACCGTCGATAATCAAGACATCGTCTTTCTTGTAATAAAAACCTGCCGGAAATAATGCACTGATCAATGCTCTTCCAGAATATGGATGTACATTAAAACGCTGTAATCGTTGATCGAGTGTATCAAAGTCGTCTTGATTACCAACGTTCATTATGAATTGAAAGAAATCATCTCGTGGAATTCTGACGGTCGGATCGGATAATTGATATGCTCCATCGAGCGAATCCATGACCAACCCCATGATCGGTTTGTTTTGTTGTGCTGACATCACACATTGTGGTGCTGCTGCAATAAATTCAGCTTCAGCTTGTGCACCAAAAGTGCGAAATGAATGAATGTTTTCTTCGTCACCATCAAAATCGGCACCTTGTGGGGTCGAATAGGCCAAATGTAAACCGATATGGAGTTGTGGTCGTAACACTGCTCTACCCGCCAATTGTGATTGTTTATGTAAAGTCGGTTGACGATTGAACATCACGTAATCTCCATCTTGTAGATGACGTTCAACTATGTCTCCGATTTGAAGTGTTTGTACTTGAACAGCGTTACGATTGCTACGCATTGGATCGTTAGAAACAACACGAGTAATACCATGATATTTACCCGAGATTTGAATGATCGAACTAATCTTATTATTGTTGATCAGAGATGTTAAACGTTTGATGTTATACGGTCGCACTGCTTCGGAAACGGTCAATATCGGCGCAAAGATATCCGGAATAGATACTTCACCGAATTTTAGTGTCGGATCTGGGCCAATAACAGTACGAGCACAGAAATCAGCACGACTACCCATCATCTTCTTACGAACCCATCCCTCTTTACCCTTGAGTGACTCAAAGATTGGTTTCATATCACCACCATATTGCGGTTCTTTGGATTTATAAATTACCGAGCGATAAGCATTAACTAGATTTTGATATTTATCCTCTTTAGATTTCTGGGTGCCATTTTCTAAGGTGTTACGGAAGTCAATATCAGCGCTAATAACCGCACGATAAGCTTCTGTCATGCGATGTTGCTTCATTTCAGTTCCATCGATTCGCGGCGGTCTCAAAGTCGGTGGAACTATCAGCATTCCTTGAATAATCCAATTACGTGGATGATTATTCTCCTTAAATCCCAAAAGTTTAACGTCCTCTTGTGATAACATATCCAGCACATAATACACGCCTTCGGCTGAATCATATTGATTGGTATATTTAGTTAAATAACTCGGAAGACTTTGTCCCTGTGGCGCTTTAAATTCGATATATGTATCGCGATCGATGAATTCGATCCGTTTACCGCATCTGATAATTTGTGATCCAAGCGAAGGATCCTGTTTAACATATGAGCACGGAAGATTATCACACTTAGCCGCAAGAAATTTCAAACGCTCTTTTCCTGAGAACTTAATCGCTCCTGATTCCCGGAGGAAATTATTGTTAAACAACAAGCGACCACAATAGATACACATACATCGGAGAACATTGATAACATCTTTAATAGTGCTACTAATAGCACCTCCTGAACTTCGTGCACTGGAACTTCTGATATCAAAGATCATTCGTCCAAATTTACGACGCAGAAAGTGGCCGACACAATTGGATTGACGACATGTAACACACAACTTTGCATCCCATGAACCAGCTTTAGGATCATTGAGACCTCCGTCGACTAGATCTAAATCTGTCTTAGTTACCTCCGCGATGGATAATGCTTCCGTGTCTTCCCATGAAAGGTTAGAAATCTCAGTCGATACTACTTTCAATTCGGGAAGTTTTTTCATAATCTCCTCACGATTACGTCGACTGATCAAAGCTTCTTCTGCATTATATCCTTCTTTTACTGCTGATATTGTTGCTAACGATGTTGGTAACCCAACCGATGAAGGTCCTTGGGTTTTAGCTCCAGCAACAAGTGCCGTACTCTGAGTCGCCGATATCCCAACTAACTTTGATTCACCTTTCTTTTTAAATAATGATGACATCCGGTGTTTATCTTTTGATAAAACTAAAATAAAAACAATTTCATTTATTTAATCCGTTTTGATGCATGTTTAAAATATCTTTTCTGATCAATAAATATTAATACAGAAATAAAACTTGTCACGATGACTTCACCAAATGATGAAGACTGTAAAAACAAACAATTGACATTAGGATTTGACTTTGATTACAAAGGTAAAGGATATATCACACATAAAACTTTTTATGAACACAAAGCTAAACAGGGAACTAAAGAATGGGAGTCAGCACGAAAAGATGTAATTATCACCGGAACTAGCGCGTCGGTCGCCATAGATGCAAACTCATTTACATCACAGGAAGACCTAATTCAATCACTTAATGGTGTTATCGTTAAAAAGATAACACCCGACCAAAAAGTACAAATGGATAATGGTCATCTTTTTGAACCTTATCTTCGAGAGTATCTGTCACTATATTTTAAGATCAAGATTATTGAAACCGGCTTTATTATTCCTAAGTTTGATACTGATATTGGCACTTCTCTTGATGGTTTGACTGATGAAGAGATCATCGAAATTAAAACTACGCAGGAGATTCCTTTTGGTTTATCGCAACACAAGCAAAGAAAGGAGATGGGATTTTTCTTTCCAGAAAGATATCATAAGCATATCTATTATAGTCATTATTGTCAAATACAGCATAATATGGCGTGTGTTAATCGTAAATGGTGTATCTATTTAGTTTTTGCGATTAAAACTGGAGATATGTACATCGAACGAATCTCATTTAATAAAGAGTTTTGGGATTTGGTGTTATATCCGGCAGAGCGTAAATTCATTGAAAATTATAAGATGTCATTATTTGACACCAAAATAAAAAAATACTCATAAATGTTTGATATTATTTTAGCCGCTGATAATTCGAAATCATAGTTCAAAAGATATCGTTGTAATGCTTATTTTTTGAACTTTTGGATCGTAACAAAGTTTCTTCTGTCAATGGAATTATTTTGCAGTTATTTGAACATCAGCCTTCGGTAGTCTTAGTTCGAAAGAAACTCTGAGACATATGTATAATATATACATGTCTGAAACATAAATTAAGGAATAGAAGCACTTTTTATAACTTTAACCGCAAATAATTCCATCAAAATATTTAACTTTCAATCTTGTGGTATCCAAAAGCCTTGAAAAGTTCTAATAATAGACAAAAAATATTATACGAAATACTAAAATGTCACTTATTAACACATCTACGATCTTAAATTCAGTAACATTACCGAGTAAGCCGTGTAAATATCTAGTAGATGCTTCGTCAAATGATATCGTACTGACATTACCAGTCGTTACAACTGACGGTGTTGAAATTAATATATCACGAGTTGACATATCAACAAAGAAAGTATCAATCACTGGTACATATGACGGAAAAGATATATTTTTAATATCCAAAACATCTGTTGTAATTGTATCCAAAAATAACAAATGGTATTATAATAATAATGGTTATTATACAGCTAAAAATCAGACATTATATGTGGTTAGCACTGCCGATAATAAATTAGCTGATGGTAGTGAAAAGTATCCGTACCCGTCGTTGTCTTTAGCATTGGCTGCGATAAATGATGCTTCACCAACCAAAAGATATCAGATAATAATTTGTTGTGATGAATTGATTGAAAGTAAAAGTGTATTATTCAAGCCTAATATAGATATTGTTGGCAACAGTATATTTACCACTAAATTAAATATGCAATTTATCCTCGATACTGGATGGGCTGATAGCGTTGGGATAACCAATGCATCAAGTATTAGTAATTGCTTTATTACCGGAGCTTCAAACACTTTTGATTTTAATGCTGTTAAGTCGTTGACAGGGCATATACACTTTACTAACACAATTTTCGCCAATAGTGTATCTTTTATTGGTTATACATCAAACAATAAGTATACATTTAACTTAGTTGAATTTCTTAATGGATACTCAATTACTGGAGGAACTCTTGAACAGCGTAGTATTTGTGTTAGAGGTGGATCAATCCAATTAATATCCTCAAATAATGTATCATTGCTAGCTAATATCTCTGGCAACTCCACCGCAGACGTCTCTGTTACCGGTACTAAAGCAGTGATTAATTTGTATAACTTTCCGATCAAAGGAACATTAACAATAGCATCCGGAAATACTATTAATGCTACATTAGATTCAATCCCGGTTGGTTTGACCAACAATGGTAAATTGAATTATCTTAACCCTGGACAATCAACTACAGCAACAAATACTGTATATACTGTAGCCAATGGTGCAAATTGGGTTCCACCTTATCCTACAAATGTTACCAGCGCTTTAGATCAATTGGCATTAAGAACGCAAAGTCAAAGTGTTGCTGGTGGAATAACATATAATGGTACTAATATTATTAATGGTTGGCCAGCAACAGTAAAAGATGTGAAAGCGGCATTAGATGATTTAGCACTACGCACATATAATCAAAGTACTGCTACCGGTATATCTTATGGAACCGGTAATGTTAAAACAGTTTTAGATACTTTGGGTAACAATAATAATTATGTTTGGGATGTTAATATCGGAGATAATCCGTGGGGCAATCCTAATCCTCAGACATTAACAGAAGCTATCAGTCGATTGGCTAAGGCCGCGAATAATTTAAATAATATAGTTCTTCAGACAGGAATAGTACTATAATATTTCTATTAAGAGTAGAAATATTAATTCTTCATAAATAGATAATCATTATGTGTACCATCCCATATCGGGTTATCCTTTTTATTATAGTTACTAATATTACATAATAACGAATATCCTTTGGTACCTAGGAAATCAACAATCTTCTGATAATCCTTGTTGTAAACTTCGATTAAAAAGTATTTGATGTTAATCTTGCTAAAATCAATACCATTCAAAACATCATACTCATATCCCTCAACGTCTAAACTGAATAAGTCAATGTTAAATATTTTAGATTCCTCACAAATTGCTGTCAAGGTTCGAGCTTTGATTGTGATATCAGCATTCTTATTCAATCGTTTACCGTCAACGCTAGACATTAAGTGGCCATTAAAGTCTCCGGAAATAGTATCACCTTTGTAATCGAATGATACTAATGCGCTATTAAAATTAATACATTTAGGACGATTAACTTTAACCTTATCAAATGATACCGGTGAAGGTTCTATCAACAATCCAGTCCAACCAAATCTATCTTCGAGTAGCTTAGTATTGCTTTGTGATACTCCATCATTAGCTCCAGCTTCGATAAAGACTCCGCCCTGTTTGAAATTAAATACCTTGATTAATTTATGATCTATTGGCTGTTTCATATTATCAGGTAGTGAATAGCTTGGTAGCCCTTCGGTTGACATCGTTAACGGTGTTTTATTATCCTTAAAGAAGGCGAATATTGGATAATCTTGACCCTTCTTGTACAATAATTGGTATTGTTGTTTTATTTCTTGAGCAAAGAATTTAACAGCAGATTCGACACTCTTTAAAGTATAGTCATCACCGCATAGGCAACCTCCGGAGCGTACTTTACTCCAGCCTTGACGAAGATCTTTCAATACATATTCGTAAGTGTGATTACCATCAATAAATAGTAAATCAATCGATTGATCCTTAAATTCTTTTAATTTGTCGTCACTAAATCCTCGAAGTAATTTTGCTCTTCCAGAATACATTGCAAATTTATTACACACATAATTATGTAAGATGTTGATGGCTTGTTCGGGATTTAGCGAAAGACGTCGTGATAGATCTTGACAGAATATATCATTTGCATCATACGATGCAATATAGGGATCTATTCCAGTATATTCAGCGGTGGTGTTAGCTATGATGTTGTCAGCGTGAAAACCGTATGCAACGCCAATCTCAACACATTTGGTATATTTTCTTTCATTGATTAAATTGGAAACTAATCCGTGATATAATGATACCCATGAACACTCACTTCGAATGTTATCAATCTTATTATATTCAAGCAGCGAACTCAAGATATATTCATTCATTCCATTCAAGGTAAATAATTGTGACACCTTATGGTATTCATCAAACATTATATTATATGCTTTCTCGTCGATCGCTGATAATTTAGCCTCTAAGGTATCTAACTCTGAATCCTTGATGACAACGCAGATCTTTGAATAATCGACGAAATGTTGATACGGCAACCATTTAATATCGTCATACAGGTATACCGGAATAGTACCAAGTTGAAAAGCTTCGAAAAATCTAAAACTACTTCGACCATAACCACGAGGAGCAAGACAGAACTTACTTTTACGTGTGATATCAATAAAATCTTGTGGTGTTCCTGATTTACACATCGCGAATTTTTGATTATCTTTGAGTTTATCCCACATCACATTTCGTAACTTATAAGTCATGCCGCCAATAAATGAGCACAGTATACTTTTATCCTTAAAGTCTAATTTCTTCTGACTCGATAGAGTATTTTTATGATCTTCGTAAATCAATGGTAACGGTACATGACCAACACCTCCGGCAGCGAATACTAATGTTTTCTCCGGTAATTTCTGTAAGACACCGTCATCAAATTGGACTACGGTAAAATATTTTTTATCTTTGGGAAACGTATTGATAAACTCCTGCAATTCTTGAGACTGGTACGGAATACCCTGAAACAGGTTATTACAGTAAATATTAGTCCACAGTATATCAATATAAACCCAATCCTTCGGGAATTTATTCTTATTTTGACTATAAAATTTAGAGAATGACTCCTCAAGGTATAATCCACTCTTGAATGGCGGATAAACCATAGCACATGACGGTTTAAATTTATTGTGTGTGTCTACTTTTGTATGTTGATTTAATACATTTAAGAAGGTGTTGAACCAACTATCATATTTTGAGTGTGTTGTAACCCACAAACCATCACTAGACGCTCTGTGTTGATATTTAAGTTGTTTATCGTTAATAAGTTTACCACCTAATTGACAAATAAAGTAATTAATATAAATAACATCGTACGGTCCAGGATCTACCTTGGATTCTTCAACTAAATTAGCAGCGGATAAATATAGCTTCTTCGGCACCAAATAATTACCAGTGTTGGCGAAACATCGATGAAGATCACTCTTATTGAATATCGTATGATCTATTTGATGTTCAAGAGCTGAATAATTAAAAGCTGGAATCGCTTGCCCGGGACAAATGACGTGATTATCTTTAACATCCAATGAATGTAAATATTTTAATTCTTCAACCCCGATAGTATTATCGGAATCCATCAATAACACGTAATCATTGGTACACAATTTCACAGTATGTATTTTATTAAGAGCAGCCCCTAAATTCTTGGAGTTTTGAAATATCTTTATTTTCGATATGGTGCCATACTTGGCTATTAGTAATTTGTAGTCCTCTGAACAATCGTCATTGATCACTATTTCATCGACTTCAGGAGTTTTTGTATATAATTCCAATATTCTGTCGAGATATGCAAATCGCTTATAAGTAGTAAATGCTAACGAAAACTTAGGCATGGTTTTTAATAGCGGTTGTAAATATTTATACATAAATTAATATAATTTACGTATGTATGTATGATGATTTTTAATAATAAATCATGATGTTCATCATCATAAAAATTACTGTAATTATTTTTGAACTGCTGGTACCCAGTGATGGGTACGTGATCCGGCAGAAACATCCTTCTGTACCTCATTACCATGCGGATCTTGTTTCTTATCGTAAACTTTACGTGGATATGTCCCGGCTGAACCATCCGGTGACCAATAAGTAGCAATAGTTAGTCCTTTACTAGTGTATGCAATCCTCGCGACTTCGAGGAAACATATACGACATTGATCCAATTCCTCATCAGTCACCTTTGACACTAAACGATATGGACTAATTTTAGCTTCATATAAAATCTCGGCTTTCATCCAATTACCGATGCCGGCGATAAGATCTTGCTCGAGTAATGCTTTGGAGATCTCCCATTTTTGAACCTTGCTCTTACGAAAGATTGATAACCACAGTTCCTTTGTGATGTTATGATAAAATGGATCCGGGCCAAGTTTCTTAAGTTCCTCTTTGATATTAGTCACAATATTAATACCACCAAATCGGAACGAACCGTCGTAATATACATTAAATTCAGGTATTTTAAGTTTTATTGCTGTTGATTTTACATCGCCAATTGAAAAGGTTGCTCGTGTGTGATTTAATGGTTCGAAAGTCCATCGACCATCCATCAACGGCCAATTAACTATATACTGTCCGTTATCAAGGCAGAAAACAATCTTCTTACCGTACGAATTAACCATCACTATTTTAGCGGGAAGCTTTAGTGTTTGGAGATTCTTAATCTTTACTTTTTGATCAACTGAAACACTCAATAAATATTTACCTTCACACTCTCGGTGTAGCGTTTCGGCGATGATTCTACACTCAATCAACTCAGGCATTGTGCGTGTTTCTTTACGTTATTTTAAATATTCAATCGTTTTTGAATCATCAACTAATAGTTGTAGAAGTATTGCTTGAATAATACACGGCAAGCTCTTCCGCGATTTTATCAGCATTTTCTCCATAATATCGATATTTACCCTTATGATTATACATTAATGAATAGCTACGTAGCTTTTGAGTTTCTGGATTGAGATGCCTCCTTGATAATAATATGGATAAAGACTCGAACGTTTTATAAATGTTAGTTTCATCGGATGGATCGTTGGTACTTAGTTGTACTTCGAGTAAATGTCGACATTCACTCCATACAGAATTATATTTTAAATTAATATTTTTATCAATAGAGTACTCTGAGATCTGAATTCTGCCAGCGACTGTATCCAATAAATCTTTTATATCTTTAACTTCCTTTTCATCAAGTGACTTTTCGAGGAAGAAGTTATCGTAGTATTTTAACCAATGATCTTTCGGATCGTAATTGACCGATTCAATAATAACAGCTTTATTTTTATTATCAGAGGTGGGCGAGATATCAAAAGTGATTTCAATCACACACCCCGGATTACCGGATCCGCATATAGCCCATAATTCTTTATCTATTTTCCCTTCAGAAGTAAATTTCTTTTTAATTCCTTCAGTATTAATAATGTGTACACACGATACACGTTCGCATAGCGGAACTCCATTGAAATCAGGTTTTGAACTTAACATTAAATTGACTGCAGATGTGTCAGTTAAATTTAGCATCGAAATATCAGTGAATTTATTTAAAGTTTTCTTTATTTTACTTAATGATACACCACAATCTATTGTCATCGAGCTTTTGCGTTCTTTAACACTTTTCCTTCGTGATATATCAATAATCACTGTTAGATATAAATCTTTTATAGATAACATGTTATCTATTTTTCCAGGAGTGATTAGGTATTTTAATCGATGCTTATTGCATAGATTAATAGCGCTTGTAATATCATTTGATTTTTTCGGATACATAAAAGCAAGAGGCCTCATAAACGATACCTGCTGACTGCATCCAGCAACACACATATCATGATACTCTTTCGACCACGGCCATACTGTTTGAAATTTACCAAAATCTTTCGTTGTTTTAAGATCTATATGATGTTCTATAAGATATTTAGTAACATTACCAAGAAATGAATCTGCTTTATATTGATGCTTGACGGATACAGTTGACCATTTGAGAATTTTCTTCAGCCTTTGTTTTTCATCCATCTTTTAGACCTTTAAAATAAAATATTGCAATATTTTTTAGATCGACATTGTAAAGGTCTAAAAGATGAAGGCCTTATTCGTTGATATATCCAACGGGCGGTAGGGATATATTGTCTCTGAAATTTATGATAATTTTAATTTAAGAAAGTCTTTAAACTAAAGACTTAAGATAAAAAACTATGATCAGTTCAATTTCAGATAGAAAACTTCTGCGAATTAGCATTTTTACAGTGACATCATGTCTATCGCTATTTATTATTAAATTAAGTTTTAATCCAAACGTGACAAATTCAATATCAACACCGAGACAACGTGAGGAAAATAAGTTTACTACAGATTATTTTTCCAACACCAATCCTAGAACTATTTTTATATTAGGTAAATCTGAGTATAAAAATAGTTTACTCACAGTTGATAATATTCAGAAGTGGTACGATATTCATAAATCGATTGACAAAATAGAATACTATCACAAAGATTTAAATAGAACATTTACACGAAAATATTTATGTGATAGACCCTTAGGACCTAATATATTGGAATCGATATTAAGAGAGGGTCAATTTGTTGACGGATCTAAAATGTATGGACTACCTTGCAATAGATTTACATTATTAGATTGTTTTAATGAAGGTTCATATGATTATTACGATAAAGCAGTTGTGACAAATTCTGAGTTCATATTTTTCCCATATATTGACCAAAATACTTTGAATAGACAATATTCATATCTGCCTTTTAATTTGTTAGGCATACCTAATAATTTTTTCAATAGCACTCGAATGAGTATAACCAATTCACTTAGGATAACTAGTTGTTTTAATTGGGCTGGATTAAAATATCCTATTGGTATGTTACTTGGTGATATTATATTTAATCAATCAACGTCGTCTTCGTCAGTATTGTCAGCCTCTTCAACTATGACAGGAATTGACTTAATGAGTTCTTATAAATTAGCCAAGGAATTATATTTTCAGGAGTGTTCGTCTAAATATTGCATAACTAACTCTTTAGGTTCATGTCTGTTAGGAGCTTTACAATTTCCTATTGGATCGCAAGTACAACAGTTAGCCATAACTACATGTATTATATCTGGATCTAATAGATGGAATGAGTGTAAAGCGTCTTGCGTCAAAAATTACACCCGCGAGATGAGGGAATATTGGGAGGATCAATCTCGTAACATCTTAACATCATGGGAGAATAAATTATCATCGGAAGTACTTGAGTCATCAACAGAAACGCTTCGTGTTCATACTTTAGATAGCTCCCCACCAGATATTAGAACTTATTTATTACTTTGTTTTGGTTTATTAATTCCACTTATCCCGTTACCATTGAGTTCAAAGCGTTTGAAGTATAAAAATATTTTAATCTCCGTATTTTGTATATTTACTATTGGTGCTAGTGCAGTTGGAATCACTTCATGGATAACCAACGACACTAATTATGTAAATGTTATATCGTTTACTATCTATTTAATTTATATCTCGGTGATATATTTGGTATCTACTAAAAACATACAGCATTTGTTATTATGCATTTTATGTAGTATGAATATATCAATTATTACTGCATCGGTAAGCTCCTATCAATATATGATAACAATTAGTATCATGAGTATAATTTTTCACGCGATGTTTTTTATCTTCATTTTCTGTTTTTCTCAAACATTAGAAACTACTGATGAAGATAACCGTAAAATACAGATAGAAAACTTAACAGTGAAAATAATATTGTTCGCTGCGAATATTGGATTGTTTTTCGTAATTCATACTATATCAAATGAAAAGGTGTCAACCAATTTCCCATTAACGGCGATATCTCCAATTGGTTCCAATAGCTACGAATTTTTTAATACTGTTGCGGACGAGTATAATTCTTTCCCACATTCTTTAGTGATAAAAGATGTTGACTATCCTAATAAGTTGTATGATATAATGCTATTACAAAAGAGATTGGCGACTGAAGTTGCTTCCATCGATAAAAGTTACGGACTATCGTTGGGATGGGTTCAATCGTACTGGGTGTGGGCAAATCAAAATAATAATTCAACATCTGGTGATTGCAGTCCAATATTTGGTGTTAGCTGTGTTAATTTAATAGATCCACAACTGAAGTGTTGGCCTGGATTGATACTCTCAAATCCAAATCAAATAACATGTTTACCTAATCCTAGTAAATTTTATTCCGGTTTGAATATTTTCCTATCAGGAGCAAATGCAAATCATATATATTCGATGAATATTAGTGATGGTAAAATACAAGCCTCGAAGGTTGGATTTATGACCCAAGGATTGAGTACGTCTTCGGATTTTAGTAATTTTATTACCCAAGTTAGAAGTATAACAGAGGAGTCAAATCTTGACGCATTTGTTACTGGATGGTCGATGTCTGTATATGATATTAATATCAATATCTTGTCGGAAATCAAGCTAATAATTGGCTGTAGCTCTGTAGTTTTAATTGTTATTATATCCTTTTTTATGTATAAAGTGTCAAATCAGTCAATTGTTAAAATAATACTATCTGTATTAATTATTAGTAAAACTGTCTCCGAAGCTTATTTTTCCATATATTATTTCATACCAATGAATCTTATAACATTTGGCAGTACACTATTTTATTTATACACGCTTATATGTTCTATATTATATGTGTCATATTACGGATTAGATGCGGATATTTTATTTAGAATATTTCTATATGTTGTATCATCACTATTGATAGTTTTCACCGACATTAATTTAATTTCGCAATTTATCGGTATTCATAATATAATAGGTTTTATAATCTTAGGTTGGAATTTAATATCTCTCGTGCCAATGATTAATAAAGTATTTGATTGGATTGATGAATGTTCCAATCAAGTCATTCCAATTAAAATAAATCCGCCACTTGAATTAGTATAATTACTTTAGTTAAAAGTAATTATTTTAACGCTTTTGGTGAATACATATGTTGATTTTTAGGTTTTTCGGGTTGTATTGCCATTGATACTTTAGAGTGCCAGAAATATATAAAGTTAATTAGTTCAGCTGATTCAAAGTCTGTATATACCTTAGCTCTCTTAGAACTTGTCTTTACTCTGACAGTCTTATCGAATATCGAAGCTGAATTGAATGGTAAAGATATTACTCCAAGTAATGGAATTGGATGTAAAGTAGTAAATGGTTTATTGCTAATTACTAAAGGTAAATTAGAAAATGTGGTATTAGAGTCGGAAGAAGCGAAATGATGTAATGTAGTTGCTATTGGCTTTTACCTTAACGGTAAAACTGTTCCCTTAACTAAAAAGCAAATACGAGTGTTAAAAGATGCAGGTATTCAAATAAGATCGTAGCTTTTACTGCAAATATAATACCGAATAAAATGTAAAGGCTTTTGGACGTTTTAAAAGTAAACTTTGACATCAATACCAAAGTTTGCTTTTAAAACGTACTCATTACTTATACAAGTAACAATGAAGAAATTGATATTATTTGTCGAGAGTGGAATGACTCTTTGATAATTAAAGAAGGTGTATTAAAAGATGTTATTATAAAAATAGTTGACAGTAACATCATAGCGATAAGTATGTATTCAAATAATGGGACAACAATAAAGTTGAGCGCTGAATATATTGTTATACTGAAACAGTATAATATTAATACGGAATAAGGGTAAATATGTAATCTTTATTATATCAATAAATATAATAAAGTTAAACTACAGTCCAATCAATAGGAGTCTTCTTTTGCTGAATTAAATATTTATTACATTCGTTGAAATAGTCTCCATTCATAAAATCTCCACCCATATTAACTGAAGTAGGACTAGGATGACCACCTGTAATCTTAATAAAACGATCAGGAAGATGCTTTGATACCTCCTGAGCTTTCGATCCCCACATAATAACTATAGTTTCTCGATTAAAGATACTTATGAAATTAATTACACGACGAATAAATCCCAGCCATATTTTACCATGAGATCCAGGCTTACCCGGTTGAACTGTGAGACAACTATTCAGGAAAAGCACTCCTTGTTTAGCGATTGAGGTTAAATCACCATGTTTAGGTGTGACAAAGTTGGGTATTGTCTTTTCCATCAATTTATAAATATTTCTAAGTGATGCTGGAATCAGTGCATCACGATGTGCACTGAATGATAAACCTTGAGCGATCGGTTCACCTGAAGGTGTCACTCCAGGATATGGATCCTGACCAATGATAATAACTTTAGTGTATTGTGGTGGAAACAGGTCAAATGCTTTGAATACATCTTTACGGAATGGAAATGACATTACTCCGTAGGTCTTCTCCTCACGTAGGATAATATTAGAAATATCCTTAAGTTCATTAACCGATTCTTCGAATGCCTTCTCCCAATATTTGGGTGGTTTATCTTTAGCAATACGTTCGACGGACCATGTTTGATCGATTACCAAATTTACGGACGTTACTGACGCTGGCGATTCTAATGAAGTTGGTGCTGATGTTGTTATTGAAGTTGGAACAATCTTCGCTTCTTTGCGTTCACCAGATGAATATATATTAAGTTTCACTTTATGCGATGACGAACTTGAAGGAACGAGTAAAAGAACATTGGTAGGCGTAGAAAGAGTTGGAGCATATCGGCGAACTTGTTGGAGTGTTCGTGTTTTTAATCCTTGATAATATTGCGCCAATGAGACTCGAACCACTTTTACAGGTTCACTCTTTTTGATGATATCCTTTGAATTACTTGTTGATACGGCATTACTTGTTGATACGGCATTACTTGTTGATACGGCATTACTTGTTGATACGATGTTTAACTTTAACTTTAACTTCAACATCGTTATCAGTGAACTTTTTATCGTTAAAATTTAACGATAAACACATTTTTGTTTGACCAATGATAATAAAAATAATTTATTTCTTTTATTGACACTATAAAACTTTCAGGGTACATCACAATTTATCATGTTATTGGGATTATCTTCGCTCGGCGGCACATCCGGTAGTGGATCCTCTTTGCTTTCTACTTCTACCGTGTCATCGTCTGTTGGTGCTCCAATAACAACATCTCTAAATGTTTTAGGTGGTTCTCTTTTAACATCGAAGCCCTTGACTTCTTTAGGTGGAGGACTCTCAATTCTTCAACCTATTCCGACCATTTCTACGTCTTTGACATCAGTTCCTTCTTTAGGTGGGGGACTCTCGATTCTTCAACCTACTCTTCTTCAACCTACTCTTCTTCAACCTACTCTTCTTCAACCTACTCCAACTCTTCTTCAACCTACTCTTCTTCAACCTACTCTTCTTCAACCTACTCCTACCATTTCTAGGTCTTTGACATCAGTTCCTTCTTTAGGTGGAGGACTCTCAATTCTTCAACCTACTCCAACTCTTCTTCAACCTACTCTTCTTCAACCTACTCCTACCATTTCTACGTCTTTGGCGTCTGTTCCTTCTTTAGGTGGAGGACTTTCCCTTCCTTTAACTTCCTCCCCATTAATACCTCAACAGAGCGCGACTTTAATAAATCAACCTCAAGAATCGGAACTAAAATTAGAAATTAAAAAGCCGTCGGAATTTAGAACGCAAAATGAAATTACAAAATACGAACTGACAGAGATAATTGGAGCAAGATCAGAAGAATTGAATTCAGGAGCTGAACCGTATATTAAAATAGACGATACTTATGATACAGCGGCTAAAATTGCTAAGAAAGAGATTTTAGATCGTAAATTGCCTTGGATTATTAATCGTGGTCTTCCTGACGGGACAATCGAAAAACGAGAATTACGTAAATTAATAATACCTAACAATCTTATGTACTTGCTGAAAAAATAAAATATTATTATAATAACATTATAATAACATTATAAGACAAATCTGTTATAACGATCATAGAAATAACTAGTAAGACTTGTTCCTGCAAGAGATGTATCTTTTTCATTATAATCTAGCAAAATCTTTAATTGTAAATAATTCAGGATATTTTGTTTGAATTATTATTTACAGTTAAAGATTGTTTCAATTCAATTGATCATTTTAATTCGTTAAATAGTCTACCTTTGTTATCTATAGTAGAATACCAAGCCAAATAGGTATAACATTTTCTTGATTGGGTTGCTCAAATATAATACCATCATAATAGTAATTGAATTATTAATGGTAACCCTTAAATAGAATAAATAATCCAAATACTGGTTATTTTTTACGTTCTGGTAATTGGCTATTAATAGCATTACCATTAATAATTCAATTAGTTCTTCCAGAAAAAATCCTGATAACACTTTATTGGATATACCAAGATTTGCTTGGTGATAAAATGTTACGAAGCAATTATATCAATTACATCCGGAATACCTATTGCTTCGTAACACCTTGGATCTCAACATCTTGGATATTACCCAAGATTAATCCTCAGGCGATTCATTTTCTTCGATCTTTTTATTTACTAAGGGAATAGTGCCGCGTTCTAGTACTTTTTTACCCCAAAGAGTTCTACTTGTAATAAAT